TGCTAGAAACCATCAAATAGTGGTTTGGATGGTAGCTCACCCTCACAAGCTGCAGCGGAATGATAGTGGAGTAGTTCCTCCACCAGACTTATATCAAGTTAGTGGTTCTGCACATTGGGCAAACATGAGTGATGCTGCTTTAGTAGTTCATAGAGACTTTGAGGATAATACGACTAAGATAATTACTAGGAAGATTAGAGAGCAAGGTATCTATGGTCACATAGGGCAAGCATTCTTTTCGTTCAGTAATGAGAAAAAGATTTACGAAGAGGTCAGTGAATATGAATACGAGCAATGAGATGGAAATGTATGTTCATGAAATGGTTGATGATATAATAGACCAAGTAGAGCAAGACACACACTTTTTAACAGTAGATGAAAGAGCTTTGTATATACATGCTTTGGCTATGAAGCTACATGAGCATTTATTGGGCGTAAAATATAAAACAATGTTGGTGAATTAAAATGAATTGTTGGTGGTGTGAAACAAGTTTGATATGGGGTGGTGACCATGACACTGAGGATGATGAGGAGTTTAGTATTGTTACAAATCTATCATGTCCTAAGTGTAATACATATGTAGAGGTATATTTACCAAGGAAGGTTACAGATGTTACAGAGCGACATAACTGAAGACGAGCAAAAAATATTAGATAAAAAATATGAAGATGCTATGATGCATATAAAGAATACTGATTTAAAACTATACAAAAGGCTAAGAGCTAATGAAAAAGTAGGCTTTGAAAAAAATGTAGATATAATTTTGAATGAAGATGAACAATTTGAAATGAGTTTATAATGGCTAAAAAGATAGTTAAGAAAAACAGTAAGGTAGGCAGACCTAAATTTGTAGTTACAAAAGAAATGTGTGATAAGGCTGAAGCCTATGCAGCACAAGGATTAACACAAGAACAAATAGCTATGGCGTTAGGTATAGGATTATCTACTCTATACGAAAAGCAGAATGAATTTACAGAGTTTGCAGAAGCTATAAAAAGAGGAAAGGGTAAAGGCATACAGACTATAACAAATAGGCTTTATGAAAAGGCTCTAGAAGGAGATAATACTGCAATGATCTTTTACCTAAAGAACAGAGCAGGATGGCAAGATAAGATAGAGAAAGAAACAGTAATAGAGAAAAGGCAAACTATAGATTTAAGTAGGATATCAGATGATGAACTTAGAAACCTTAAAAGAGTCCTTGCCAGAGCTATATCTACTAGCAGAGAAGGAGGAAATGAAGAGGTCATTGAAGGAGTTCACAAAAAACTCTTGGCAAGCGATTGAACCTGGCAGAGAGTTTTATGATAATTGGCACATAGACGCTATATCAGAACACCTACAAGCAGTCGTAGAAGGCGACATTAAAAGACTTATTATTAACATACCTCCAAGACACATGAAATCAATCAGTGTAGCAGTAGCATTACCAGCTTGGACTTGGACTGTACAACCATCAAAAAGATTTTTATTTGCTAGTTATGCTGGGTCATTATCTATCAGAGATAGTGTTAAATGCAGAAGATTAATTGAAAGCCCTTGGTACAAAAGCCACTTTGGTGATATATTCTCATTAACTACTGACCAAAATCAAAAGCAAAGATTTGAGAATGATAAAACTGGTCAGAGGATAGCGACCTCAGTAGATGGGGCACTAACTGGTGAAGGTGGTGACATAATTGTCATTGATGATCCTCACAACGTAAGAGAGGCTGAATCATCAGCAGTTAGAGAAGGCGTTTTAGAATGGTGGGATCAGGCTATGCAAACTAGACTGAATGACCCACGAACTGGAGCATTTATTATAATTATGCAGAGGGTTCATGAAAATGACCTTACTGGACACATATTAGCGAATGAGTACAATGATTGGGATCATTTATGTTTACCTGCAAGATACGAAATTGGTCACCCAACGCCAACTAGATCAACGCTTGGCTTTAGCGACCCAAGAACTAGAGAAGGGGAGTTGTTGTGGGAGAAGAGGATTGACGAAAAAACTCTTGATAATTTGGAAAAAAGTTTGGGTTCATACGCTAGTGCTGGTCAATTGCAACAGAGACCAATGCCCAAAGGAGGTGGTATCCTCAAAGCTGAATGGTGGGTACCCTGGGAAAAAGATGATCTTCCAGAGATTGAATACTTGGTTCAAAGCTACGATACTGCGTTCAGCACGAAAGAAACAAGTAGTTACAGTGCAAGAACAACGTGGGGCATCTTTAGGCAAAATGGACAAGTAAACGCCATAGTTGTAGAAATGTGGTATGACAAGGTAACTTACCCAGAGTTAAGAAAGCTTGCTCAAGAAGCATATGATGACTGGCAGCCAGATACAGTGTTGATAGAAAAGAAAGCTAGTGGACAAAGTTTACTACAAGATTTAAGGATGGGTGGCATACCAGTATTAGCTTATTCACCAGATAGAGACAAGATTGCTAGGGCACATAGTAGTTCTGCATTGCTCGAAGATGGAAGAATATTCTATCCACAAGGTAAAAAATGGGCTAAAAACTTAATTGATATATGTTCAGCCTTCCCTGCGGGTGATAATGATGATATAGTTGACACTTGTACACAGGCTTGGCTAAGATTAAGAAAAGGTTGGTTCATCACTCATTCTACAGATTATGATGAAGAAGATGAAGTTCAAGAGAGAAGGATGACAATATATGGCTAGAGAACCTCAAGTAATTCCTTTTGCAGAAGGTATGCCTTCAGATGAGTTTCAAATAGAAGATATTGGCAATGATGAGGTCTTAGTAGGCGACCCATCTTTAGACATTGTTGAGCAAGATGATACATCTTTTGATCAGAACCTTGCAGAACAAATAGACGCCAAAGAACTAAATGCAGTAGCAAGCCAATTAATCACAAGTTATGAAGCAGACAAAGAAGCAAGATCAGAATGGGAAGACAGATATAAGCAAGGGTTAGAAACTCTTGATGTTCATGGTGGTCAAGAAGAAGAGGAAGACCAAAGGGCTACAAGAGGTTTAAGCAATGTAGTTCATCCTATGATAGCTGAAGCAGCTACACAATTTAATGCAAGAGCAATAGCAGAATTATATCCAAGTGGCGGGCCAGTTAAAACAATAATAGTTGGCGACCCAAGCGAAGAGATGGAAGAGCAAGCTCGTAGAGTAAAAGACTTTATGAACTATCAGATCACTCAAGATATGCCAGAGTACTTCCCTGATTTAGACCAAATGTTATTTCAATTACCTCTAATTGGTCACACTTTCAAAAAAGTTTGGTGGGATGCTAACCTAGATAGGCAATGCTCACAATTTGTAAAGGCAGAAGACTTTGTAGTTTCTCCAGAGAGTAAAGACCTATACACATCAAGCAGATACACTCACGTTATTCGTATGCCTAAGAATGACTTTAACAAATATGTTAAGGCTGGGTTTTATTTACCAAGTAAGTATAGTGGGGAAGACATAGACCCTAGTGGAGACGTAGGTAGTGAGATAGAGGGCGTTGACCCATATGGTGATAGTGAAGATGAGGTTATGACGCTTCTAGAGGTACACGCTTACCAAACATTCGATGGCATAGACACTATCGAAGAAGAAGATGATGATAATATGGTTGCGTTACCTTATGTAATTACAATTGATTACGATGCAGAAAAGATAGTTAGCATAAGGCGTAATTGGAGAGAAGAAGACCCTAGACAGAAAAGAAGAGACTGGTTTGTAAGTTATAAGTTCTTGCCTGGTACTGGGTTCTATGGTTTTGGCTTGTATCACATGATAGGTGGGCTAGGTAAAGCGGCTACTGGATCACTAAGAGCATTATTAGATTCAGCAGCTTTCGCTAACATGCAAGGTGGATTTAAGCTCAAAGGTAGAGTGACTGGTGGAGAAATGCAGATAAACCCTGGTGAGTTTGCAGATTTAGATGCCACTGTTGATGATGTAAACAAAGCTATTATGCCTTTACCATTTAAAGAGCCTTCAAGCACCTTGTTCAATCTTATGAACGCTATCGCTGATGCTGGAAGAAGGTTTGCTAGTACTGCAGACCTTAATGTTGGCGATGTTAACCCAAACGCTCCCGTGGGTTCAACAGTTGCACTGATTGAGCAAGGTAGTAAAGCCTTTAGTGCCATACACAAAAGACTACATTATTCACAAGGTCAAGAGTTCAAGATGTTGGCGAAGCTTAATGCAGAATATCTGCCAGAGAGCTTTACCTTTGCTATGGGTGGTATAAGCGAAACTATATTTGCAAAAGACTTTGACGAAAGAATAGATATAATACCAGTTAGTGACCCTAACATATTTAGTACTGCACAGAGAATTGCCCAAGCTCAAGCAGTTCTTCAGATGTCTACTGCTAGTCCACAATTATACGATCAGTATGAAGCTAACAAAAGAATGCTCGAAGCTATTCGTATTAACAACATAGACGAAATACTAAAAAAGCCAGACGATGCATCAAGGTTAGACCCAATAACTGAAAATACTGCCTTGATGTATGGCAAAGCCATAAGAGCCTTTCCAGATCAAGATCATGAAGCACACATTGCAGTTCACCTTCAGTTTTTACAAGACCCATCTTTAGCTGGTAATCCAGGTGCTGCGGCTATGCAACCAATCATGATAGCCCATATAGCTGAACACATTGCTCTGTTATACAGACAAAAGATGCAAGCGAGTATTGGCGTATCCCTTCCAACCTTGCCAGAGCTTCGTGACCCTAAGTTCAAGTTCGAAGACATTAACCCACAAATGGATAGGATTATAAGCGAAAGAGCAGCAGAAGTTGTAGCAAAAGCACCTCAGATGGAAGCAATCGCACCATTAGCTAAAATGATGCAACAACAGCAACAGAAACAAAACCCATTACAATATGCACAAGAATTAGCAAAATTAGAAGCTGAAGCATTGAAAGCTAGAACACAAGTGCAGATACAAGCTGACCAAGCTAAAGCACAACAGAAACTAGCAATTAACGAAGCAGAAGCGAAACAAGATTTGCAGATAGAGCAAGCCAAGCTACAAGCAGACTTACAAGCCAAAGTAGCCAAGTTGGAACTTGAACTGCAGATGGAGCGTGAGAAAAACCAAGCTGAAATACAAAAGGAGATTATAAAGGATGCCGCAAGACAACAGAATGACAGACCCTAGAGCTGTTATGAGAGAAGGCGAAATAAATCAAATGTTAGACCCAAGAAGCGTTGTTCGTGAAAGCGAGATGAGTCAAATGGCTAGAGAAAACATACCATCAAATATGGATATGGGTATGGATAGCATGATGCCACAACGAGATATGACAGACATAGACAAAGTACGTTTACTTATGGACATGGGATTAAATGAGCAAGATGCTATTGAAGCAGTTGTTAGAGAACGATCAATGGGCACAGTAAGACCAGAAGAGTTTGGTGGGCAACAAATGCAAGCTCCTATGCCAAGACCTCAGACAATGGGTGGTCAACAAATGCCACAACAGTTAGGGGCTTTACCTCAGATGCCACCTCAAGCACCACCACAAAGACCTTTTGATGCAAGTGGCATGTCAAGAGAGCAGATGGATATGCTAAGAAGAGGTATCGATCCTTTCGCTGAGGGCATGGTCAGATAAATGGCAAGAGCCAATCAAAACTTAGGTGCACTAGGTTCATTAACTCAAGGTCAATATGGAGACTTGTCACGAGGCTTTGAGATGACTAATCCTAGTGGATTGAACTTGGGAGGGATTGGCGTAAGCAAAGGTTCAGCATTAGGATATGGCTTGGGATTAACTGGCAATCCTGCAATAAGTGCATTAGGAACTGTAGCTCAGGGTATTACAAGCTATAATGCAGAAAAAGCAGCTCAGTCTGCACTTGGTCAGAACAGAGGTTTTGTAGATACAGTAACTGGCATGGTTACAGACCCATCATTAGATACTGCAAGAAGTATGGCAGATGTTAATAAAGATGGCGTGGTGTCGAAAAGAGAGGCACAAAACTTTGGCATGAATCAAGGCAAGCTAACATCATATAATGTGGGGTTAAACCCAATGAGTGGCTATACAAAGGGAACAGTTGGTGTTACCAATCTAGGAAAGATTGACCCAAGTGGTGGTGTGCTTGGAGGATATGAGGCTAGAACAACGACACCTAGCATATATACTCAGCAACAAGTAGATAATATTTCAAGTGGGATAGGAAGTGGTGTTGGTGCTACTGGAGACTTAGGTGGTGCAACTGGATCTGGGTACACTGGCAGTAAGGGCATAGGTTTAGGATTTGGTAGGTCAGAAGGGGTAGACCCTAGCCAAAGTTCTCAGACTGGGGCAGAGACTTCTGTAACAGACACAACTAGTGGCAAAGATTTATCAAACACATTCAGCGATGACGCAGCTTCTTCTTCTGATTCATCTACATACATATGCACTGCTCTTTATGAAATGGGTGATATGAAAAAATATATCTACAAATATGATCAGATATATGGAAAACGTGTAGACCCATTGGTGTATAAAGGTTATTGTGTATGGGGAGAATATGTAGCTACAAAAATGAGAGACAAAGGAATAGTCTACAAAATTACCAAGCCTTTAGCTTTAGCTTGGGCTAAACAAATGGCTTATGACTTGTCCAAGGGAAGATATGGCAAGAAGAGCAAGGTAGTTAAGGTAATAAGTAAAGTGGGCGAAGGGATTTGTTACGCTTTGGGTTTTGTATCTAATATCAAGCAACTTATAGGAGAAAAATATGGCTGATATCAACATAGAGAACATGGAAGAGAACGCTGAACTTTTCATGGAAAAGATGGGTTTTCCTCATAATGCACCAGGTTTAGAGCTATCTGATGATCAGTTAGTTAACTTTCTGTTGTTATGCTATCAAGGTATGATACTTCCAGACGAAGAAGAGGAAGAAAATTACGAAGAGATGGATGGAGACGTTAAGGTCAAAGTCATGAAAGTAGATAGTGGCGATATGCGAGGCGTCATGGATGAGATACTTGGTCATGGCTCACCAAAGATAGGAATGTAATCATGCCAGGAAAAGTATATTCATCAAAACAAAAAAAGATTGCTAACATGGCAAAGCCAAAGAACAAGTTGACTGGGGCTGATTTTAAAAAACTAGCTATGTTAAAGAAAAAGAAGTCTAAATCAAAGAAGGCATAAATGTCTAAAAGTAAGTTTCTATTAGAGTTTTTGACTAAGAACTTTAAGCCTTTATTCAGTGAGAATGAACTTGGTGCTTTAGGTAATGTAGCCACTACAGAGCAAATAAAGAAAGAATTTGGAGCATTACCTAAGTTTGAGATAACAGGTGATGAAATACTTGGTGCTTTTGGCGACAAAACAAGAGCCATAGACATGATCAAAGATAAACCTCCACCATTTCAGAGAAGTTACACTAAACTTGTTAGAGACCCACTAAAAGATTTTAACATGAGAGGGCAAGTAGGAGCATTGCAACAAAACCCTACACTTGCTAGAGATGCATCTGTCTTACAAGGTAAAACAATAATTCCTTTAGTTGGAGATAGAACTAGTAGAGATGTAATTATCACTGGGATAGGTGATTTGCAGTTTGAAAACCCTGTAAGAACATTTGGGGGCATACAATTTATGGATGATGCAAACCAAGGCTGGGCATCTATGCTTGGAACTATGGAAGAGTTTAATAAAAAATTAGAAACAGTAGAGCAAATGGGTGGCAATCCTGTTGGAATGACTGTTACAATGGGTGAAAGAGGTGGAGACTTTTCAGTAGATGTTGCTAACGTAATTATTGAATCATTGAGAGTTGGGAAAAATACTAAGAAAAACCTTAATGAAATGTCTAAAGTTATAAAAGATCATAAATATTCAATTAAAGGTAAAAATTATACACCATTTAGTGATGCACCTAATCTAAGTAATATAGATGAATTTGCAACATATTTTAGAAATCTTCCTGGATCATCAAGAAAAAAATTGGTTGAAGTTTTTGATAAAGCAGAAATGCAGAATTTAGGAGCACCAAACATAGGTCAGATACGACTAGCCACAACCAACCCAGGATTAATAGCAGATGATTTTTTAGGTATGGGTTCTAGGTTTGCAGACTTAAAGTCTGGTGTTTTCCCTAGCAAGCATCCAAGTTATGATTCACAAATTATGAAAGCACCTGATGCAGAAGTTTTTACCTTTGGAACTAGTATACCTAAAACTATAATGCTTAGAGACCCAATGTCTAAGGTCAGAGCGGAGGGCAAGGGTCTTGGTGAATTTAAATCTATGCCTGCAGATTATAGAAAGTTGGCTATGAATACGCCAGTTCAACCAGTAGACCAACAATTGATAGATGAGGCGTCTAAGTTCTTAGAGATACAAAGGACACTAGGCGATGAAGAAGCATATAAATACGCTCAAAGTTTAATACCAGCTACATAGGAGTTGATATGGCAGTTAAAAAGAGAACAACTAAGAAAAAGTCAACTAAGAAAAAAGGTTCAGTTCCAACTAATAAGGCGTTGTATGCAAGAGTAAAAGCAGAAGCAAAGCGTAAGTTCGATGTATACCCATCCGCTTATGCAAATGCATGGCTTGTTAAAACATACAAGTCAAGAGGTGGAGGCTATAGGTCAGCATAATGGCAAAGAGTAGTGGTGGATTAACAAAGTGGTTTAAAGAAGACTGGGTAGATATTGGCTCTAAGAAGAAGGGTGGAGGATATGCTAAGTGTGGTAGAACAAAACAAAAGAAAGACGCCAAGAGAAAATATCCCAAGTGTGTGCCTAGAGCAAAAGCAAACGCTATGTCAAAAGGACAAATCAAGTCTGCAGTCAAAAGAAAAAGAGCTAATCCTATGAAAAAAGTCAAAACAATAGTTAAAAAGAAGAGGAAAGCATAATGGCTAAAGGCGTTAATCATTATTTTAAAGATGGCACTAAGTATACGGGAGCAACTCATAAAGATGCTAAGGGTAAAGTTATGTCAGGTGCTAAACATACAAAAAATAGTAAGTACTTAGTACACATGAAAGATTTATCGGCAGCAGCCAAAAAGAAAGCGAAGAAAGCTAATGGCTAAATACAAAGGCAAAAGTGTATCTCTAAACAAGCCTAGAAGAATAGCTAAGGGCGAAACATCTTATGGCAAGAAGAAGTCAGTTGTCTATGTAATGGATGGTGATAAGGTAAAGCGTGTGACATTTGGTGACCCAAACATGCGAATTAAGAAAAACCAAAAAGGTAATAGAAAAAGCTTTAGGTCTAGACACAATTGTGACAATCCAGGCCCGAAAACAAAAGCTAGATATTGGTCATGTAAGGCTTGGTAAATGGTAAATCCTATAGTAAAAGGCATCACATATGTTGTAGATGCTCTAGGAAATAAAATAGGGGCATTACCAAGCACTAGCAAAAGCTTAAGTGAGTATTCTGATATTATTGACCAAAGTGTACAATTAGATACGCCAGACGCCTACAAAAACTTATTTCATGCAGATAAAGAGTTTGCCAAAGGTTATGGTGGGGAGTTAAAGTCTGGAGCTTTAAAATTTGGTAGTGAAGATATGCCACCATCATTGACAGACAAAGAACTTAATGATGCTCAGAAAGAAATACAAGAACTTACACAAGATTATCTTAAAGACTTACCAGAAGAAGTAACAGTTTATAGATATGGCGATTTAGACGAAAATAGTGGCGTCAGTTCGTTTACATTAAACCCTAATTATAATGTTGACCTTAGCTTACCTTGGCAAAAGCGATTGCAAAGTCCACTACAAGCATTTAAAGTAAAGAAAAAAGATATATTGGCAAGCCCAGATATAAACGCCTTCTTTGGAGGTGGCAGAACATTTGATGAGCAAGAAGTTATTATTAGCAATGACAAAGTAAAGGTTGAGTAATGGCTAAGAAAGCAAAAATAAAAAAGGTAGCTAACGCTGAAATAAGAGCTGCTAAGAAATTTTTAAAATCAAAAGGTCTAGAATCAGATGAGGTAAGCCCTAAGAAGTTTGCTACTGCAGCTAAGAAACTAGACAAAGGTTTCCAAGAAACGCTAGAGATATTGGCTAGAACATTATCAGCAGGACAAGTGTAATGGATGTTAAAAGCTTTTTAAATAAATTAAAAATGAAAGCCCCAGAGGTAAATATTATTGGTGGGCGTTCTGTAAACGAAATGCCTATATATTTACCTACAGGAAAGACTGAGGCTATTAGAACAAAAAACAGAGCAGAAGGTAGTGTAGATTTAAACTTTACTGCACCTTCTATGGTAGAAGGGCAACCTACTGTATTTGGTGTTGGTGGTAGTGGTAACTATATGCAAGGGCAAGTGGATTATCCACAAGAGGTACAAGCATATGGAGCACCAGAGAGCCAACAGTTTGGGCAAGGTCTTACAGTAAATCAATTAAGAGCGTATTTAGGTATACCAATTACAGAAAACACAAGCTTAAATATACAAGGTCAAATAAACCCTTACTACTTTGATCCAGTGGATGGAACGCCACTTGGAAAAGAAAAGAATATTGGGGCAAATATAGAGTATAGGTTCTAAATGGCTGAGAATGAGCTAGATAGGTTTTTTAGAGAGAACAGAATTAAGGAAGCTCAAAGCGTAGAGCCTAGCGTTTTTGAAAATCCTCAGTATGCTTCTATGATATACAATTCTAATGTGCCACTTAACCAACTAGAAAAGAATATACAACAATCTCAAGGGGCTACATTAGAGCCATACAAGCCTACCATGAGAGAAAAGCTAAACTATGGCATAAGAGACCTTCTAACATATTTAGGCACGCCAAAGGGAGCAATAAGTAATGTGGCTAGAGGTTTTGTGGGAGACCCTAATGCTGAGACGTTTAGTAAGTCAATTGGCTTATTAGATATTACACCTTTTGGTATACCTTTTTATCTTCAAGAAGCTGGAAGAGGATTTAAGAGAGCACAAAAGGGAACTGATTATATAGCCCCAGCTATTGAGGGAGCTGCTGCTGTGTTAGAGGGTGCACTTATAACAAAACCCATAGCAAAAGGTCTCAAGGGCTTTTCTCAATCACTATCAAAAAAGCTCAAAGGCGATAATGTACCTACAAATGTAGGGGCTTTGCCAAAAGAGCCAGTAATGTTAGCAAGCACTAGAAGAATGCCACCTAATATGGTCATGACAAATCCAAGAAAGTTAGATGAATTAGGATTTTTCTATAAATCAGAAGAAGTTGCTAATAAAATGAAACAAAACAAAGGTAGTGGAGCAGACTTTAAAAAATATTTTCAGAATCAAGGCGTAACTGAAGCAGAGTTAGTTGATACTGGTCTTGATGATTTATTTAAAGTTACCAACAGACCTATTACAAAAAAAGACATATTAACAAAAATAAATGTTAATAAACTAGAATTATACGAAGATGTGTATCAAGATAATCCTATCACTGAAGGCTCAACATTAATATTTGAGGATATGACAAAAAAGATATCAGAAACGCCTCAGTATAATAAATTTAGTAATTATGAGATCGATGAACTCAACAAAGGTCTAAATGTATCAGATGAAACAAGGTCAGCAACAGAGTTAACAAATCCTACAAGAGTTTTGGAGGATAACAAAACTGGGTACAGAATAGTTTATGACGATAAAAGTGGAAACTTTCTCACATTTGATAAAAATGCAGACATATTTGATATCACTCAATCAGAACAATATAAAATTCTGGATTATAATAGAGAGGATATGGATTCATTTAGATTTGACGAAATTGCAAATAGAGGAAACATTAACGAAGCCATAGTACAGACAGAAAGTTATGCTATACAAAATGGCGATTATGTAGCGAAAGACGCTAGGTTTAGTGAAAATACTCAACAAGGTGGCTCAAATTATAGAGAGTTCGTAATAGGCAAACAATCTAATAATCCAAGCTCAGCAAGATTAGGTGAGTATAGCGATATCGATGATTATCAAAATCCAATTCACTTTCCTAACTATAATCCAATTGTTCACCTTCGAACAAAGGACAGAACTTTAGAAGATGGAAGCAAAACATTATATGTAGAAGAACTGCAATCAGATAGAGGTCAGGCAGGAAGACAAAGAGGCTTTGCACCAGGCACTAAGTCATATGAGAAAAATAAACAAAAGTTTGATGAAGTAGATGACGAGTTATTTGGATTAAGAAATTTAAAAATCAAATTAACTGCACCAGAACAAGAGCTTTTGTATTCACTGAAGAACCCAGGCAGACCACCAATTAGAGTGCCATTACGAGAGGATGTTTCTGGATTAATGGCTGAAAAATACAATCAAGGTGCAAAAATGCCAGAAAACGTATTTGATTACGAAAATAGCAGAATGCCTGATGAATATAAGACTATGACTATGGCTGACTACATAGATTTTGTGAATAGTAATAATTTGGAAGATTCTATAACAACTTCTTTAGAGCCACTTAAGGCTTTGAGAAAAGCTGGATTTGTAGTTGAGCCTTTTGAAAAAATGCCAAAAGAACTTCAAAGGGATATAGTTGGCACATTCGTGAGATATACACCACCTACTAAATATGATTTAAGAGGCAACAATCAATTTCCAGATGCAAAGACATTCGAAGACTATGCAGACGATTTGATAGCAAGAAGATATGGTCTTGACACTAAATTATCTGGCAATATCCCTGGTGGAGATGTAGTTGAAACCACTGAGGGGTGGACTAAATTTGGTATCAAAAGATTATTGCAAAGAGCAGTTCTAGAAGGTCATGACAGTATTTCATTTTCACCTGGACAAGTCCAAGTTGATAGATGGGGCAATGAAGGATTACTTGATCACTATGAAGATAAGATACCATCTATGGCGAAGAAGGTTGCAGGAAAAGAAAATGTCAGCAAACAAATTGTAGAAATAAGACCAAAAAATTTACATACAGTTGTAATGTTAAGAGGTAGTTCACCATTAGATAGAGTGTATCAAGTTAAAGAGGTTGGCACTGATCTGCCAGTCGCATCATTTAGAACCTTAGAACAAGCACAAAATAATGCTGATTTTAGAAATGCTACCCAAAAGCAATCATCATGGACAATAAAAATTACGCCTGAATTGAAAGAAAAAGTTCTGAAGGGATTATCTTTATTTACTATGGGTGCAGGAACAGCGATAGGATTAGAGGAGCAGTTAGGGGCACTAAGCGATATGCCTAGTACCCAAGCTAATGCTACCTAGTTCAAACTAACTAAAGTACCTATAATCGTTCCTAATAAGACACTGTTATCCCATTTGGAAACTTGGTATTTGTAGGTGCAAGAACTTAATGACAACAGAAGTAAAATTGTAATTACAAAACCCTTCATTTCATTCTAGCCTTTCTCAGTAATTTTGCACAAACTAATCTATTGAAATTATATCTATTAATTAAATATTTATGCAATGCCTTTAAATCAGTCTTAGCTCTTATGCAAAGTAAGTATGCATAATAAAACCTTTGGTCATCTCTCTTGATATAAGCGTCACCTATGCACTGAAACACTGAAGTGTGCCCTTTTATCATACTCATCATTGTCATGCCTCTATCCTCTCGTAATAAGCGTTAACAGTCCTAATAGCTTTGACGCCTTCCCAATATGAGTGCCTAGTATCCCAAGTATCGTAAACAACACCATCTTTCATAGCCATCATATGACTATTTATACAGACAATAATGTTTTTGAGCTTACTCAGTTGGTCAAGCTTAGTCCTTTCTTTAGAACCAAACTTAATTAATGGCACATATCGATAACCTTTCCCAAGAATAAAATTATGATACACCTTCTTAAAATTGCCATTTCTAGGTGTGGCACTTTTCATTTTCTTAGATACTTTGTTATTTCGTGACCTCTTATAATCTTTGTTGACTTGATATAACTCGTCATAAATAACCTTATAGTCAGTATTGGTAGAGATGGAGATTGCCCTTACGACACAATCCCCAGCATTACCTTTAAAATACTTTGACCTACCACCATCGTGATATCTGTAATCTACCTCCATTAGCAACCCTCCCTATATTGTGACCAATACTCATCCCAAGCCCAATCACAAACATCTCTAATCATGTCGTCATATGCACCTACGATAAATTGCCCATTGCCAAGTTTCTTAATTTTATTACAAGTTATATCAAATAACTCAGTAACATTTTCTGAGTCTGAAACCATATTAACAGTTATGTTGCTTACGATAGTTTCTTCAATATCCATTAGAAAGTTTTTGTATTTGCTCATTTTGTTTTTCCTTATTTAGTTGTTCGTTGAAATGATTCTATCATGTATAAAAAGCAATGTCAACCCATAAAAGATGTTAAATAAACCCAAATTAGATGTTGACTTATGTATTTACAAATGTTATATTACTTAAATAGACGAAAAATGATTAACAAAATTTGGAGTAAAAAATGAAAGTTAAAGATAGAAAGTCAAAAGTACACTCAGCAAGTAGAGGTTGGGAAAAGTCTTTGAAGAAAAGAGGCAATAAAAAGCAAAGACAATTCGACAAGAAACTTTCAAAAGGAGGATATTAATATGGAAGAAGTACAAGCTTTAGTTCACATAACTAATTTAATAGAAGATAAGGGTGTAGAAAAGTGCACACCTAAAACTCAAGAGGCGTATGAGATTTTAAAAGAATTAGCACATAAATTAGAAACTGAATTTGTAATTTACAGACCATAAGGAGGAAAAAATGGCAACAATAAAATTTTATAAAGAATTAATTAAAAGTCATCGTGGTAACAAATTACCAGAAGACCTAGACCCCAAGAAAGATTTTGGTCTTTATCCAAGGTGCATGCTTTCAATGCAAATGTGCAAGGAAAGAGAAGTAGAGTATTTACCTATGGAAGAGCTAGAGGATTTGACTAAAGAGTATGAGGTTTATTTAAAGTGGCAATATTTTTTTAATGAGCCATATTTCAAAGTTGAAGCTAAAGTTACTTAGGAGGTAATATTATTAAAAGCAAACTAATAGACTGGGAGGTTTATTATGAAGATACTTTTGACGCTAACACTGTTAGCAGTAGTCACTATGTTTGCCCATAACTGTCGCAGTGATGAGGTTAACTGTTTAGCCCTTAACATATACCACGAAGCACGAAATCAGCCCACAGTGGGCAAATTAGCAGTAGCAATGGTAACTTTAAATAGAGTTAAAGACGAAAGGTTTCCAAACACTGTATGTGGCGTGGTTTTCCAAGGTCATTATAGGGATAATCAGCCAATTAAACACAAATGTCAGTTTAGTTGGTGGTGTGATGGTAAATCAGATAAACCAAAAGATTTGCAATCTTGGGATTATTCGTTACATTTAGCTAAGTCTATACATGAAGGGCATTTAGATAATATAGATTTAGTGAAAGATGCCACACATTATCATGCAATTTATGTTAGACCTTATTGGGTTAATGCCAAACGTAAGATAAGGATAATTGGTGATCATGTCTTCTACAGTTGGGAAAAATAACTTTGACTTCTGTAAACGATGTGGAACCAGGCTAAAACAAGTTCAAAAAAGATACGCCGCTAGATGTTGCTCAGATTGTCTTGTAGCTGAAAACAGACCTAATTATGATTTTGTTAAAGCTTGCAAAGATGCAATGAACCCAAATACTGACGAATCAGATGGTGGCAATGTTTTTGAAGATGACCCCAAGGCTGTGAACGAATTGGAGTATGGGAAAGTACAAAAAGTCTCAGCAGGGTATGTATACTCTGAAAGTGCCATCGCAGAACCAATTATAGAGATAAAAAAATAATATTTGGCTTTTATTTTTAATTCGTTATTATATTTGTCATGAATAGAACATCATTCCCATCACTAATGACGAAAGGAAACAAAATGAAAATGTATGGCAAAAAAACCACTACAAAGAAAAAAACAACGAAGAAAAAAGGCAAGAAGTATGGAAAAAAGTAAAGATGTAGAGGTTGTGGTCACTGGCGTCTCTATGTCTGGAGAGGTAAAACTAAATGAACACAATAGAACTACTGAAGAGAATAAAGAACAACCTACGAGAACAGAAATCTGCGATAGCAGAGAAGATGATTGAGGGTAGAGAAACAGACTTTCAATCATATCAAAAAGACGTTGGTATAGCTCAAGGACTTGAAGATGCTTGTGCTATAATCGACAAAACATTAACTGACTTAGATCAAGGAGATGAATAAACATGTCTCATCAACATGACGTAGCAAAGCTATATACCGATGAAGAGTCAAAGGCTACAATCGGTTCCCACCAACTTCCAACACCTATGGGTTGGAAAATTCTAATACAACCAAACCAAGCCAAACAGAAAACCAAAAGTGGCATAATACTTCCAGAAAAGGCAAAAGAGAACGAAGCATACCTTACTGCTCATGGAACAGTTGCAGCTATTGGTGAGCTTGCTTACAGAGAAAGAGAAAGTGGAGCAAGTTGGCGTATCTATAACAAGCCAAAGGTAGGTGATAAGGTCACATATGGTAAATATGCAGGACAAAAACTTACAATCAATGGCGTTAGGTTTCTTTTATTAAACGATGATGAGGTTACAAGCATACTGCCTGAAGGCGTAGATGTAACTGCATACATATAATAGGAGGTTGTAATGGAAGAAAAAAATAGTGCAATAGAAGAGATTGAAAAAGAAATAGAAGAGACTAGGCGTAAAGCTCAGTCAGATGACTTTGAAATTGAGATAGCTGAAGAGAAAGTTGAAGCTAAATCTGAAGAGAATACTGAAGAAGTCGAAGAAGTTTCTGAAACCAAAGAAGAGAAAGACAAAAAGTATAGCGAAGCAGTGCAAGCTAGACTAAACAAAATGTCTGCTCAAAGGCGACAAGCTGAAACAGAAGCCAAGAAGTATCAAGAAGAAGTTGCTCAATTACAAGCTAGGTTAGCTAGATTGGAAAACACAAATGTAGAGCAACAAACTGCAAGAGCACAAAGTGAGTTTGAAAATCGTTACCAACTCACAAAGCAAGCTTTGCATAAGGCAGTTGAAGAAGGCGATACTGACGCTCAAGTTAATTTCTCAGAACAATTAGCTGATATGAGAGCAGCTATGAGAGTTAGCGAAATGCAAAAACAACTAAGGCAACAACAACAAACACAATCGCCTACAGTTGGCAGAGCACAACAAGCTGCAGTTAATCCAGCACCTCCAAAAGCGATGACTTGGTGGCAACAAAACCAATGGTTTAATGCTCAAGGATATGAAAGAGAAACGGCAGCGGCTAGAGCCATAGATGTACAACTCGACTTGGAAGGGTTCGACAAGAACTCAGAGGACTATTACAACCAATTAAATAGTCGTTTACAAAAGGTGTTTCCAGAGTTAGTATCAAGTAACGACCAAAGTACGAAGAGTAAGAGTAGAAAGATAGTAACACCAACTACGGGTGGCTCATCGTATAGAGGTAACAGGGTTCGAATGACACAGGATCAGTTACGAATGGCTAGAGAGCTTGGAATAAATGATGAGGCAGGTTTGAAAAAATACGCTTCAGAAATTCAGAAAAGTCAAAGGAGTTAATCATGGCTGAAAATAGAAATGTGAGAGCAAACGAAACCCGAACTGGTGTACGAGACGAGGAGTCAAGACCTCAGACACATTGGACACCACCAGCATTGTTGGATGCGCCAGAACCGAGACCTGGTTATGTTCAACGATGGGTAGCTACCTCGATTCAGGGGAAGGACACACCTGACAATGTATTCAAGAGAATGCGTGAAGGGTGGGAAGCTCGCCCTGCTAGTACTGTGAAGAGTAAGTTGTTCCCAACTATTAATCATGGACAGTGGGAAGGTTGTATTGGAATTGAAGGCATGTTGTTATGCGAAATGCCTATAGAGAAACATAAGCAGATGAAAGCTTATTACTCTAATAGGAACGTAGAACAAAATGAATCACTTGCAGGCGACCTCGATGCATTAGGGCAAAGAACTGGACAACGAATCTATCAAGAGAGGAAGAGTTCAGTTAGTGGTGGCAGACAATTGTCTGCTATGGAAGACTAACTATTAACTAGGAGATAAAAAATGGCAAATGTTGATGCTGCTTTTGGGTTTGTACCCGTACGTCATCTTAGTGGTAATGGTTACTCTCGTGCAAATGTATATACAATTACTTCGGGTTTAGCTGAGAACATCTTTACTGGTGATCTCTGCATAATCACTGCAGATGGTGTAGTAACACCTCATACTGCCACAGAAGTTAATAATATAGGCGTTTTCGCTGGAGTTTCATACACTGCTTCAGATGGCTCTTATGTTTATTCACAATACTGGCCGTCAGGAACTACTGCTACAGATATTAAAGCTTACGTTTATGACGATCCTTATACTGTGTTTAAAGTTCAATCTGCAGGAACTACTGCTCAGACAAACATTGGTAATTGTGCTGATGTTGTTGCGGGTGCTGGTTCTACAACCACTGGACAATCTGGATTTGAAATATCAGGAACTATGGCAGCCACTGCGGCTACTGCAAAAATCATAGCTCTATATGATGCTCCAGATAACGCCTTTGGTGCAAATGCAATCATGGAAGTTCTTATCAATGAGCACTTGCTCAAAGATAGTGCTGGAATATAAGGGAGATTTAAACAATGGCAATGAATAGAGCACAATTTGCAAAAATGCTTGAGCCTGGTTTGAATACCTTGTTCGGCTTAGAATATGACAGTTACCCACCAGAGTATGCTGCAGTATTTGAAAGCAACACATCTCAAAAAGCATTTGAAGAAGATGTATTGTTGACAGGTTTTGGAGCGGCTCCAACTAAAGACGAAGGTGCAAGCGTAAGTTACGATAGTGCATCTCAACAGTGGACTGCTAGATATCAGCATGAAACTATTGCTTTAGCTTTCTCAGTTACTGAAGAAGCTGAAGAAGATGGTCTTTATGGGTCAATTGCATCACGTTATACAAAAGCATTAGCTAGGTCTATGGCTTCTACTAAAGAAATCAAAGCAGCAAATGTTTTAAATAACGCTACTTCAACAAATGGTGGCGATGGCGTTTCATTATTGAGCACATCACACCCAACCCAAAATGGCAACCAAAGTAACACTTTAGCTACTGCGGCTGATTTATCAGAGACTTCTTTAGAGAGCATCTTGATAAACATTGCAGATATGAAGGATGACAGAGGATTAAGAATTGCTGCACAAGGCACAATGCTTATTATCCCAACTGCTTATACTTTCGTAGCTGAAAGATTACTTGAGAGTCAGTTAAGAACTGGAACTGCTGATAACGATCTCAACGCTATTAAGTCTGGTGGATACTTACCACAAGGCTATCATGTGATGAGAAGATTAACAGACAGTGATGCATTCTTTGTTAAGACTGATGTGCCTGATGGACTTAAGATGTTCCAAAGAAGCCCAATGAAAAAAGGCATGGAAGGCGACTTCGAGACTGGAAACATTCGTTATAAAGTGAGAGAAAGATATTCTTTTGGTTTCACTGACTGGCGTGGTGTTTTTGGCACAGAAGGTGCAGCATAAGAACCTCGCACATGGAGAGGGGCTAGTCTCCTCTCCTTTTACTTTTAACCTTGACTGCATAAGCAGACACTAGCCACGACAAGGAGAATAATATGGCTAATACAACATTTACAGGTCCAGTTATATCTAACAATGGATTTCAAGTTGCCCCAGTAGAACTTGCTGATGGTGACATTACAATTACAAAATTAACACATGGTGGAAGAATTAACTTTGTTCCAGATGGTGGTCAAGACAACACATATACACTACCAGCACCAGAAGCTGGGGTATCCTACAGATTTGTATATGGTGGAGCTGCTGCCGATGCAACAGACGCTATATTCATAACACCTGGTAACGCTAACTTTTATATTGGTGGCGTAACTTTCTTAGACACTGACAATGAAATTAGTTCTGTGTTCTCAGATGGAAACTCAAACAGTAGCTTGCAAATAAATGTGCCAGCAGGATTTGATGTGACATTTATAGGCGTTGATAGCACAAATTATAGAGTTATGGGTTCTGTTACTTCTGCGACTGCCCCAGTGTTTGCTGACCAATAATTAGGGGGTATAAATGGCTGATATAACAACCACTACTACTATTGAAGAGAATACAAAAGAAGCAATTATATCTTTTCAATATCAATATGTAGATACTGGAAATGAATCAGCAGTCCTAAAAATAGACGTCTCATCCCTTGCACCTAACGCCAATGGCGAAGCTTGTACAGGGGTGAGAATTTTAGAGTGCTGGTGGGTGCTACATGGCTTAACAGTAGAAGTATTAGCTGACGCCTCTACTGATATTATCATGTTACATCTTGCAGAAGATCAACAAGGATATCAAAACTTTGAAAAATTTGGTGGGTTGCCTTCTACTAAGTCTTTTGGCACTAGCCCAACTGGTGATATAAGATTTACCACGACTGGGTCCGCTGCTGTTGGTGACGCTTACCATGTAGTTCTTAGGGTATCCAAAGATTATTAAGGGGATTAAATATGGCTCAAGTATCTTCAATTAGTAGGGTTGGAACTACTGAGCCATTTTATCTTCAAGTAGCTCGTAATCAAATATCATTTCACAAAGATAATTTTAAATTTGGCTTTAACCCAGATGTTGATAATTCGTTAGAAACAATATGGGCAGAAGGTGGGCTTTATTCTTATTTATCGTCAGCTACTGCCCTTAAAGTGTCTAGTAGTTCACTTGATGATAGCTCAACAGGTACTGGTGCTAGAACCATAGCAGTATCTGGTTTAGATGCTAACTACGATGAATTAACTGAAACAGTTGTTCTTGCAGGGCAAACTGCTATAACTACAAGTAATCAATTTATTAGGGTCAATAGAATTAAAGTATTGACAGCAGGAAGTGGTGGTCAAAATGCTGGCGTCATTTATGCTGGAACTGGAGCTATTAGTTCTGGCGTACCTGCAAACAAGTATGCAACTATAGCTATAGGTGATAACCAAACACTTATGTGTACCTGGACTGTGCCAAGGGGGTATACTGCTTATTTGCACCAACTAGACATAACAATGAATACAGAGGTGGCTAATAAGTATGGTACAGTATCTTTAGTAGCTAGACCATTTGGTGGCGTATTTAATGTTCAAGATAAATTTGTATTATCACAAGACATAATACACCAAACCTTTACATACCCAAGAAAATACGAAGAGAAAACAGACATTGAAGTTAGGGCAATAGCGAGTTCATCAAATGCAGACTTGGCAGTGTCTGCTGGATTAGATATTATATATATACAAAATGATGGAGCTTAAATATGGCAACTTCAGGAACTGTTGCATTCAGACCTAACGTAGAAGAGATAATAACAGAATCATTTGAGCGTTGTGGCATAGATATACAGACAAGGACTGGTGACCACGCTATATCAGCAAGAAGAAGTATTAATTTATTATTCTCAGAGTTTGCTAATAGAGGCATAAACTATTGGACTTTATCACAAAACACATTGCCATTAGTTAATGGTACTACAAGTTATACACTTCCAGTAGGCACTATAGATATATTAGATGCGGTCATAAGAGATAGCTCAAGTGGTACAGATCAGATAATAAACAGAATTACAATACAAGATTATAACCAATTACCTAATAAAGATAGCGAAGGCAAGCCAAGTCAATATATGATTGATAGGCAATATACGCCAGTCGTTTACTTTTGGGCAGTACCTAATACATCCACATATTCTATGGTTTATTGGGCTATGAACCAACTAGAAGATGTGACTTTATCTAATCAAGATGCAGACATACCTTATAGATGGAATGACACTATATGTGCAGGATTAGCTTCAAAACTAGCTATGAAGTATGCACCAGAGAAATTTCAAGTGTTAAACGAGATGTATGAAAGGTCTTTTAACTTTGCGGCATCAAGTGACAATGATGGGGTTAGCTTGAGGGTTCAGCCAACAGCGTTGAATATTACATAATGGCGAAACTAGCTAGTGGCAAAAAATCAGTAGCGATAAGCGATAGAAGTGGTTTTAAGATTAAATATACTGATCTTAAGACAACTTGGGATGGTTTGCGAGTTGAGCCTAGCGAATGGGAACCGAAGCATCCTCAATTAACGCCAGCCAAAAATGTTGTTGATGCAACTGCATTATTCCAACCAAGACCAGACAATGATCCAGAAAATGTATCTATATATTATGGGTATAGTACACAAGATATATTTGCATCAAGAGTGGAACGCTCACAAAAAGGTGTAGGCATTATAGGCGTTGGCTCAGTAGGTTTCCTAGATACAATTAGAGCAGACATGAAGGTGGATGCCACAGGTGTTGCTGGTACTATGGCTATTGGTGATTTCGTTATTTCTGATAATGAAGATGTAGTTGTTACTGGCGTATCAGCTACTGGAGCTATAGGAATTGAGACATTTGATACTGGAGCAGAGCCTACAAGTGCAATTGGTACTGGTGCTATAGGTGACGAAACATTTGATACACAAACAGACACATTAACTGGCGTTGCAGGTTCTGGAGCTATTGGCACATTTACATTCTTTATAACCACTGACGCTCCAGTAACTGGTGTGAGTGGTACAGGTACTATTGGTTCAGAGATACCAGAATCTGAGATTAGTGAGACTGGTGTGTCAGCAACTGGGGCGATAGGTGAAGAAACATTCCAAACTGACGCCACACCTTCTGGCGAAGCTGGAACAGGAGCTATAGGTGCAGACGTTCCAGAAGCAGAATTAAGTGTGACTGGTGTAAATGGCACTGGAGCTACTGAAGCATTTGGTGTAAGTGGCAATGGTAACATACTACTACAAGTCACTGGCGTAAGTGGTGTTGGTGCAACTGGAGCTATAGGTGAAGAAGCTGGGGTTGCAGAAGCTTTTGAGACTGGCTTGGCAGGAACTGGAGCAATAGGAACATCAAGCATTGAGGTAAATAGAGGTTTTGGTGAAGATACATGGAGTTCAGGAGCTTGGGGTGAATAAATGAATTATACAAACTTAGTAGCAGATATACAAAATTTTATGGAAGATGACAGTACAGAGTTTCAAAACTCTATACCAGACATTATAACACAAGCAGAGGCTATGATATTTGCTAGATTGCCTAGCTTACCTTGTTATAGACAAAAACAATCAGGTAACCTTGTTATTGGCACTGCAGAATATTCAGTTGCTAACGCTAGGATGATTAGGCAAGTATCAGTAACAAAAGCAGATAGTGATGTAATATACTTAAAACACAGATTAGATTCATATCTAAGAGATTATGTTCCAAATGCATCTACACAAGGAACACCATTTATGTATGCCACAAAAGATGCAGACACAAGTGGTATAACAATATTACTGGGCCCAGTACCTTCAGCAACACTTGCTTATGAGGTAGATTTTGTAGGTCTAGAGACAGGATTATCTGTTTCCAATGCAAATAATTGGATAGGAGATAATGCAGAGCAAGTTTTATTGTCAGCTTGCCTATATGAAAGTTCCTCTTTTCTAAAGGCACCCGATAGTGTAAACTTGTATAAAGCTCAGTTTGATGAAGCAATAGCTTTGTTTCAACAAGAGATGCAACGTAATTATAGAGCAGAATACGAAGGAGGTATTTAACAAATGGCAATTACACAAGCAATGGCGACTTCTTTTAAGTCAGAAATATTGCAAGAAGGTCACAACCTAGCAAGTGGTGGAGATACTATTAAGATAGCTCTTTATACAAGTTCTGCCACATTAGGTGCGACTACAACTGCATACACTACATCTAACGAGGTAACTGGTACTGGTTACACTGCAGGGGGAGAAACCCTTACAACTCAAGAAGTGAATACATCTGGAACTACTGCATATTTTGATGCAGATGACCCAACATGGACTAGTGCAAGTTTTACTGCTAGAGGTGCATTGATTTACAATAGTACCAATGGCGACAAAGCGATAGCAGTACTAGACTTTGGTGGTGATTTCACAGTATCCAGTGGTACATTTAGAATTGTATTTCCAGCAGCAGGAGCAGCAGCGATTATAAGGATAGACTAAAATGGCAAGCACATATGTTAATGATCTTAGGCTTAATGAATTAGGCACTGGCGATGCTAGTGGTACTTGGGGCACAATAACTAACCTTAACTTAGAGTTGATAGGTGAAGGTTTAAGTTATGGCACTCAAGATTGTTTTACTACAGATGCAAACGCTACAACTACAGTGGCAGATGGAGCAAGTGATCCAGCCAGAGCGATGTATTTTAAAGTTACATCGTCAGCAACATTAACTGCGACAAGAACATTAACTATAGCTCCAAATACTGTATCAAGGTTGCAATTTATAGAAAATGCCACAACTGGTGGTCAGTCTATAAATATATCTCAAGGCAGTGGATCAAATGTCACAATTCCAACTGGGGCTACTAAAGCAGTATATTTAGATGGTGGTGGATCAACAGCAGCGGTAACAGATGCTTTTGCTGATTTAAATGTTGGAACTATAGACGCCACAACATTACAGATAGGTGGCACATCTATTACTGCAACTGCTACAGAGCTAAACTACAATGACATTTCTACATTAGGTCAAGTGCAAGCATCAAAAACAGTGACTGCTGACAGTAGTGGGTTTGTTAACTTTGGTGATAATGAAAGAGCACGTTTTGGTGCAAGTAATGACCTACAGCTTTATCATGATAGTTCTAATAGCTATATAGACTCAGATGGCGTAGGTGTTTTGTTTATTAGGCAAAACGTTGATAACCAAGATATTCGCATACAATCAGACGATGCTGCTGGTGGTTTAGCCACATATATTCAATGTGATGGCTCTACAGGCGTAGTGACACTGAACTATTATGGAAGTACCAAACTTAGTACTAAAACAGATGGGGTAGACATCACTGGTGAACTACAAGCAGATAGCCTAGACATTGATGGTGCAGGTAATATCAGTGGCACACTTACATTAAGTTCCAACCTTGATATGCAAGATGGTGATATTCTTGTAATGGGTACTGGTAATGACTTGCAAATTCAACACAGTGGTAGTAATGCGTTTATTGACCATGAAGGAGATGGTAGTCTTTACATTAGACAAAGAGACGCAAACAAGGATATTATTCTCCAATCTGACAATGGTTCAGGTGGAGACGCAGATTATATTATATGTGATGGTTCTACAGGACAGGTAGTTTTATATCATTATGGTAGTTCAAAACTAAACACCAAATCAGATGGAGTAGACGTAACTGGAGAATTGCAATCAGATAGTTTAGATGTAGATGGCAATGCTGATATTAGTGGCACACTCACAATGGGTGGCAACGTAGACTTGCAAGATAGTGATTACATTTATCTAGGTACTGGCGATGACTTTAATATGCGACATGACGCCAGTAATACCTATCTAGAACATACTGGAACTGGTAATCTGTATATTCGTCAATCAAGAAATGATGGCGATATTTTTATACAATCAGACAATAGTTCAGGTGGAACAACTAACTACTTTACAGCAGATGGTTCAACTGGGAAGGTAATTTTATATCACTATGGCTCAGAGAAATTTAGAACAGAATCAGATGGTATCTATGTAACTGGTAATGTGCAGTCATCAAGTGGAGCATTTGAAGGTGCAAGCAATCAAGATAAAATTGTTATTGGTGCAAGTGATATTAATTTTTACATCAACAACAGCAATGAATTTCGTATGCAGTCAGATGGTGACTTCCATGCAGATGCGGACGTAATTGCTTACTCAACAACTGTATCAGATGAAAGACTGAAGACAGACATTGAGAAGATTGAAAATGCTACAGACAAAGTAAGTCAGCTAAATGGTTACACATTCACATACAAAGCTGATGGCAAGAAATCTGCTGGTGTTATTGCACAAGAAGTAGAGAAAGTTCTACCAAGTGCAGTAAGAGAGAAAGAGTTGCCATTGAAGATGGATGATGGTGTGGCATATAAGACTGTTCAGTACGACCAAATCATAGGTCTGCTAATTGAGTCAATCAAAGAGCTTAAGCAAGAAATAAATGAATTAAAAGGAGCTTAGTAAATGCCTCTTCCTAGTTCTGGTCAAATTAGTTTATCTGATATTCAAGGTGAATTTGGTGGCTCTAACCCAATCGCTTTATCAGAATATTATGGCAAAGGTAACGCCCCAGCATCTGGACAAATAGAACTAGCCGCTGACTTCTATGGAACTTCAGCTTCCTATAGCGTTAACTTCCTTATAGTTGCAGGAGGAGGAGGAGGTGGAAATAGATTTGCAGCTTCTGGAGCAGGAGCAGGTGGATTTAGAACATCAACGCAAACTGTAGATGGTGGAACTGTAATTTCAGTTCAAGTTGGTGCTGGTGGCTCTGGTGGAACTAACTCTTCACATGGAGGATTTGGAGGAACATCCACTATATCAGGTTCTGGACTGACAACTATCCAAAGTGCAGGTGGTGCAGGTGGGATATCTTTTGATGCAGGTGGACCCGCCATCTATACCCCAGACCCTGGTGGGTCTGGAGGAGGATCTATTCAAGGAAGACCTGGAGGACAAGGTAACGTGCCTTCAGTATCGCCAAGTCAAGGAAACAATGGGGGTGGTAGTGCAGGAACTAGTAGTCCTAACACTGGTCAAGGTGGAGGTGGTGGAGGTGCAGGTAATGTAGGAGACACAGGAAGTAACTCTAGTGGACACGAAGCAGGTGGTGGTAATGGTTCAGTAAGTAATATAACTGGAAGCTCAGTAACCTATGCAGGTGGTGGAGGTGCTGCGGGAAGAGGTGGCGTAAGAGAAGGTCCTGGAGGTTCTGGTGGAGGTGGACCCGCAGGAACAGGAACTGCTGGGACACCTGGCACTGCTAATCTAGGTGGTGGTGGAGGTGCTACTGACAGTAATTCAGGAGGTGGCTCAGGTGGCTCTGGCGTAGTAATATTAAGTGTGCCTACATCTAACTATTCAGGCACAACAACTGGTTCACCAACAGTTACAACAAGTGGAAGTAATACTATTATGAAGTTTACAGGTTCTGGGAGTTATACTGCGTAATGGCACACTTTGCAAAAATTGGAACAGATAATATAGTAGAAGACATAGTTAGAGTGGCTGATGAAGTTATTCTTGACGAGAATGGTGTAGAGCAAGAGCAACTAGGAATTGACTTTTTAACTAATTTAACTGGACACCCAAATTGGAAACAAGCGTCATATAATACAATTGGGGGTATTTATTGGGAAAGGGATGAGCAAGGTAGAGCTACTGTACCATCTTCTGACCAAAGTAAAGCATTTAGAAAAAATTACCCAATATTAGGTGGGATATATGACGCAACAAGAAATGCCTTTTATGAGCCTCAAACTTATCCATCTTGGTCATTAAATGAAACTTCTTGTGTGTGGGAAGCACCTATTCCTAGACCAAGTGATGATAGCAATGAAACGCCTTACACATGGAATGAAGATGCCTATCAAACAGATAACACACAAGGGTGGGAACTATTAACATTTGATGAGTAGCGATTTTATATCAAGTTGGACAATACCTGAATATATATGTGACGAAATATTAGATTACTATAAAAATAATATACATTTACACCACAAAGGAATTGTACAATCAACAAACAAGAAAACAGTAAAAGATGATATTAAAATATCTACTGATTTAAGTATTGAGCCTAATAACAATGACAGACCCTTTGGAGACTATCGTAACGAATTACAAAATTGTTTAAATCTGTATGTTGAAACGTACCCACAAGTTAATAAATTATATAGATTCAACGTGGCAGAGCCTTACAATATACAACATTACAAAAAGGATGAAGGTTTTAAAGCGGAGCATTGTGAAAGAGATGGCTCATTTAATTTGACGTTAAAAAGATGTTTAGTGTTTATGACATATTTAAATGATGTAGAAGATGGTGGAACTAAATTTGTCTATCAAAATAGAATTGTAAAAGCACAAAAGGGTAAAACAATTATCTGGCCCGCTGATTGGACACACACACATTGTGGTCAAATATCAAAAACTCAAGAAAAAACTATCATTACTGGTTGGTTCAGCTATCTTTGGTAATAAGATGGATTTATTCACAACCTACATTCAAAGAAACAAAGACGAGGCTATAGCAGATAGTATATTGCAGCCATGTAAAGACATTTTATCTCGCCTTCCTAAAGATGGAAGATATAAATTTGGCAAGACATCATTTTTTAATACTAATATATGGAATGAATATAACGAAAAGTTTCAAGTATTATATGATTTTATTTTTAAAAATGCTTTTGCTTATTGTGAAAAATTACAAATACAAAATGTAAATAGAGTATCCATAGAAACTATATGGGTGTCAGAGATGTATAAATATGGTCAACATAAAGTACATGGACATAATGGATACTGTGATTTAAGTGGTAATTTTTATGTGCATACAGAACCCAATAGTGCGGATATAATATTTCATAGACATGAATTTATTAACGACCCTAATTCAAGATTTCATTTTAAAGAGTATAATAAATACAATTCAAACGAATGGCGTTTTCCTGCACAAAAAGGTAATATATTTATATGGAAATCAGATTTACCACACTCAGTAGACTTAAATATGAGCAAAAGTAGAATAGCTATATCATTTAATTTAAAACTAATAACAGAAAATAATTAAATGGGTGATGCCAAACATGCATATTGGGTCTTTGATAAAGCTTTAAATAAAGAAATATGTCAAAAAATTATTGAGTTAGGAAAAGGTAAATGGGAAGAAGCAAAAGTAGGTGTGACTACAGAAATCAAACTTGACAAAGAAAAAAGAAAAACCAATGTGGCATGGTCAAATGATGAATGGCTTTTTAATATATGTTGGGAGTTTTTACACACTGCAAACAAAAACTCAAACTGGAACTTTGAAATTAGTGCTTGTGAGCCAATGCAAATAACAGAATACGAAAAAGATGGGCATTACGATTTTCATTTTGATGGAGATGGCTTTACAAGATTTAATAACCCAATCAACAAATTTCTTCATAGAACAACTAGAAAATTATCAATGACAATTGTGCTTAATGAAGATTATGAAGGTGGCGAGTTTGAGTTTTTTGAAGACAAGAACTTAATAAAAGAAAAAATGGGAACTGTAATTGTTTTTCCATCTTACATGGTACACAGAGTAAGACCTGTAACAAAAGGAACAAGATACTCCTTAGTAGCATGGTTCTGTGGACAACCTTTTAAATAATGGGCTAGTCTAAAAAGTCTTTTTTGTGTATTATGTATGTATACAAATGAGGTTGAAATGGTAAAAACAACAGAAGTTAAAGCTCAATTAGACACTCACGAGGCAGTTTGTGCAGAACGCTGGAAGGAAACTATTCTTCGTATTAAAAGAATTGAAAGCATAATGATAGGCTTTGCAAGTACTTTAATTGTATTTATGGCAACTATTATATACAAAATGTAAAATGAAGAAATTTCAAAAAAATAGTAAATACGAAGAATACGATGAAGATGGCGATGGTATCGTAACTGACGAAGAGCTATCTCATGTTAAAGAAATAAAAAAAACTGAAGACGAATTAAGAAAACACTTAGCCCAACTGAGAATGGCTAGGTATACATTAATATCTATGGGCTTGTTTACACTAGCTATGTTTTTTGTAGATATAGAAAGAGTTAAGGCGTTATCTGATATATCGAACCTATTTTATTTATCAGGTGCTGGTATTGTAGGGGCATATATGGGTACTACTGCATGGATGTCTAGAAAGTGACTGCGTTCATGCTAGTCTGTTATTTAGGGGCTACAATGGAATTTATATACTTTAAAAACATAAATGACTGTTTGGCTTATAAAAATCAGTTGCATAATCAAATTATTAAAAAAAATGATAAAGAGCAAGTTTATCAATGTATGTGTAAATTGGTAGCTAATGTAGATACAAATAAGGTGAGGGTATATTAATGTTGCAAGCTTTAATTGGTCCCGTTACAGGACTTTTAGACAAATTCATAGAAGACAAAGACCAAAAGGCTAAATTGGCTCACGATATAGCCACCATGTCTGAGAAACATGCTCAAGAACTTGCTAAAGGTCAGTTAGAAATCAACAAAGCAGAAGCACAACACAAATCAATATTTGTTGCAGGCTGGAGACCATTTATTGGTTGGACATGTGGTATCGCTTTATGTTGGCATTTTGTCCTAGCTCCTGTTACAATATTCTTATGTGCATATTTAGGAGTAACTATACCAGATTTGCCAAGTTTTGATATGGGTTCACTTATGACCGTTTTGATGGGAATGCTGGGACTTGGCGGGCTCAGAACATATGAGAAGCAAAAAGGATTAACTAAGTAATGGATATAGAAGTTTTAAAACAGCAATTAATAGAAGACGAAGGTTGTGAGTACGAAATATACCTAGATCATCTTGGGTACAAGACTTGTGGCATTGGGCATCTATGTAGAGCTACAGACCCAGAAAACAATTTAGAAGTAGGAGATCCAGTTTCTGTAGAAAGAGTAAATGAGTTATTTGCTGAAGACATAGAAAAGGTCTTAGATGACTGCACCATACTCTATGACAACTTTTATGAGTTGCCAGAAGAGGCACAATTAATCATTGCCAATATGATGTTTAATCTTGGTCGCCCTCGTTTAAGTGCATTTAAAAAAATGAAAGCGGCAGTAGATGATCATAATTGGATAGAAGCAGCAATACAAATGGAAGATAGTAAATGGGCAAAACAAGTTCCTAATAGAGCTAATAGGCTTTGTGAAAGAATGAGAAATATAGGGTTTGTTACATAATGCCATTACAATTGATGCAAATTAAACCAGGAATAGTAAAGGATATCACACAATATGCTGCTGGTAAGAACGGGCCGTATTGGATAGATGGAAACTTTATTAGATTTAAAAATGGTTATGCAGAGAAAATTGGAGGATGGTTAAAGGAAGTATATGACAAAGTTGATGCAAATGGCGATATAACTAATGAAGAAGCCACAATACAAGGTATTGCTAGAAACATGATATCATGGAGAGCAAATACTGATGGCGAAGATAGAATTGCTATAGGTACACACAATCATCTATATTTGATTGTAAATAACGCTCTATACGACATAACTCCATTAAGAGCCACATCTACAAATTTAAGCAATCCATTATCAACTACAGATGGGAGCACGACTGTAACTGTAACTGACACATCTCATGGTGCTTCAGATGGTGACTTTATAATTATGGAGCAAGCCACTGCAGTTGGAGGCATAGATGCTGATACACTAAATCGTATAGAAGGATACCAAATAACATATATAAACGCCAATAGTTATAGTATAACAGTACCAACGGCAGCCAGTAGTACTGCAACTGGTGGTGGCACTAGTTTAGATGTTAAATATCTAATAGGTGTACAAGAAGGATTAGGTCAGCAGTCAGCAGATCCAGCACTAGGATGGGGTGTTGGCACATGGAGCACAGGTACATGGGGAACACCCAGAAGCACTAACCAAAGTGATATTAGGTTAGAAAATTCACAATGGAGTTTAAATCTTTGGGGTGAAGATTTGATAGCTACTGTTCGTAATGGACAAATATATTATTGGGATACCTCAGTAGGTGAGATGACCAGAGCTTCATTGGTTTCAGATGAGGCAGACGCCACTTCTGTGCCTACTACTGCTAGAGTTTCATTGATATCTTTTCCAGATAGACATCTAGTATGTTTTGGTAGCGACCCAATAGGAAGCTTAGGCAACATCGACCCTATGTTAGTTAGGTGGTCAAACCAAGAGAATTTTGCACAATGGCAACCAACAGTAACTAATACTGCAGGAGACCAAAGGCTAGAGGTGGGCACTAAGATTATTGGCGTAGCAAATGCCAAAGATGAAACATTCATAGCTACTGACGAGGCAGCTTATGGCATGAGTTTTATAGGTCCGCCATTTATATTTTCCTTTAGGTTACTTGCTACAAATTGTGGTGCTGCTGGTAAAAACACAATTATATCTGTAGACAACACAGTATATTGGATGGGGAAATCTAGTTTCTTTATATATGATGGGATTGTCAAAGACTTGCCTTGCTCAGTGCAGTATTTCGTTTATGACAGAATGCAACTAAATTATATTGACAAAACAGTTGTTGGTCATAACAAAAAATTTAATGAGATTACTTGGTTTTATGTTAGCAACGATAATCCAAGGGAAGCTGATAACCCAGAGCCTGATAGTTATGTAACATACAATTATCAAGAATTAGCTTGGTCAGTAGGTACTTTAAATAGAACTGTTTGGTCAGACGCATTTGGCGTTAGGCAAGTGCCTTTTGCTTTTGATGAAAATGGAATACTTTATAATCATGAAACTGGGACAAGCGACAATGGCTCTGCAATGAATAGTTTTGTAGAAAGTTCTGCTATGGAAATATCACAAGGTGGTGATAATACATTTTTAGTAGATAAAATTATACCTGACTTGACTGCTACTGACGATACAAGTTTATCTATTACGTTAAAAACTAGAAAATACCCTAATGCCCCTGATATAACAAAGGGCACTTTTACTGTTACTAATCAAACAGAAAAGGTTAGCACTAGAGCGAAAGCAAGACAAATGACAATGAAAATAGCAAGCACAGGTACAGAAGATCAGTGGCAATTAGGCGATTTTAGAATAAACACAAGACAGGATGGTTTTAGATGAGTGAGTCAGCACCAACAAATCTTAATATTAGAATGCCTACCCCAACTGGCACATACTCCACAACGTGGGCAAATTCTTTAGTAAATTCATTAGAATTGCAGACAAGAAACATTATATTGTCACAAAATTCATCAAGTAAAACAACACAAGAGATTTCTGAGGCAGTGAGTTGGTTTAATGGCTAATAGTTATAAAAATGCACTACTAGACTTGACTACAACTGATGCAACAACTTTGTACACTGCACCTACTGCAACAAGTGCGATATTCAAATCAATATTAGTGTCAGATGATAGTGGAAGTGGCGATACTATAACTTTAACCTTAACAAATGGGGCTAATGTGTTTAGTATATACAAAACAAAGACTATTGGTGCAAATGGAACAGAAGAATTGTTAACGCAACCTTTGGTGCTAGAAGAAGATCAAATTCTAAAAGTAACTGCAGCAACTGCAGACAGATTGCATGTTGTAGGTAGTTTTCTAGAGGTTACATAAGGAGTTTAAAATGGCTGTGCAATATGATGAACTTGGGAATGTGTTAAATTTATCTGATTCACTTGACACACCAAAAACATATAATATTTACGAAAATAGAGCCTACTCAAGTGGTCAAGGTGATAATTTACAAAATGTATATGGCACAAAAGCTATGCCTATCTTTGAGTTTATTAGACAAGTCAAGGTTGGGGAAAGAACCTATGACCCAAATAGACCAGAAGATAGAGAATACCAAAGGCAATATGAACAATACAGATTACAGAACCCAGAAGCTCCAACTTTTGCTGACGCTATAGCAGAAACTGCATTAGGCGTACTCCCTAGAGTTGGTTCAGCAGTTGGCGAAGCTATAGTTAATCCAGGTGGTTACTACAAAGGTGATGCATTAAGTAGAGCAGGAGAGGGAGCTTTAGATACATTTACTCGTAGCCCATATGGATTAACAGATGAACTTCGAAGAGGCTTTGATCCTGCCAATTTAAAAACTAATCAAGCTTATATTCCTGAATTAGACACTTTGAAAACAGCAAAGATGACTGGAAACGAAGCTTTGTACAATCAACTAGAGCCATTTCAGCAAGATATTACAGTAGAAAGCTCAAGTTTGCTGGGCCCAGACAAAATGACAATGTCTGTTTATGACCAAGGTGCAATGGCTCAACAAGGTATGGGATTTGGTTCTGATGGTGGTTTATATAAAGTAGCACCTGAATTTATGGGTGATTTCGATGATATTGCCACACAAGGAACAAAACTTGGAAATATTGGAGCACCAGTTACATCTTCAAGTGCTTCTGGGGTATCTGGGTATGTTGAAAATGTAGGTGATAGAATAAACCCATTTTCAGATGCAGGTAAAGCAAATATTGGACAGGCAGGTACTGCTGGGTTGTTTTCAGCAGCAACCACACTTGTTTTGACAGGCGATGTTGAAAAGGCAGCAAAGACTGGGATTGGAACTACTATAGGTCAATCCATAGGTACTGCTATATTACCAGGAATAGGTACAGCTATTGGAGGTATGATTGGTGGAGCACTTGGTGGTCGAGTGATATGTAATGAATTGAATAAACAAGGCTTGATAACAAGGAAAGAACTTATCAATGACTACAAGTTCACTAGAGATTATCTATCTACAAAACATGTAAATGGATATCATCTATGGGCATTGTGGATGGTAAAGCAAATGAGAAAAGGTAAATATGTAAAATTTTGGACACATGTGGTAAAACATCGTGCAAACGAAATAGCTTACATATATGGCGAAAGAAAGAAGCCAGATTATCTTGGTAAACTTTATAGAAAAATCTTTGAGCCAGCTTGTTGGACTTTGGGCTTATTTTGTAAAGAAACAGATTGGTCAGTATTATACGAAACAAAGGAGGTTTAATCATGGCTGAAGATATGGAAATGATGGGCGAAAGAATGCCTATGGAGGCTCAGATGGGTATTAGAGATAGAATGCCTGCAAATCCTCAACTAGACATGGGTATGCCTCAAGAGGCAAATGATGTTATCATGAGACCAAGTGAAGGCATAAAAAATGCACTTTTCATGAGGCTAACAAACATGACTCCAGAAGAGTTGCAAATGTTAGACAAAGCAATCACACCAGAGGTTGCTAGTGTTTTAGTTAAATTATTGCCAGAAATGCAACAATTAATTGAAATGGTTGAGCAAAGTGGTGCTGGCGATGCAATGGAAGAAGATCAGATGGGAATAGGTGATATGCCTAAAGACATGGGTGCATTAGGTAATATGTAATGCAAGTTGTTAGAGCTGGTGCTAATGAAATATCAGCTTTGTATGTTATGCTCAAGGAGATGCATAGCAATACTGAAATAAATTTAGCACCCATAGACGAATACAAGTTGATTAATAAAATCAACGAAGTGGTTCACAAGGGTTTAGTTTTGGTAAGCATTAAAGACAATATGATTACTGGCTCTATAGGTGGCATGACCACAACTGACTGGTGGTCTAATCAGCCTTATTTGTCTGATGTATGGTTTTATGTAACGCCTTCACAAAGAAAAACTGATTCTGCAGTATCACTAATAAAGGCGTTTATCAAAGTGGCAAAAGATGCTAAACTTAAAGTGAGATTAGGGCATATTTATTCTGGAGACTTGGATCGAAAGGATAAATTCTATGAAAGATTAGGGCTAGTCAAAGCTGGCTCTACATATGTGGAGAAAGAATAATGGGTGGATTTTGCACTACAACTGTTGACCCACTTCCAGATTATAGCGAAGTTGTAACAGATACACAATTACCTGGTTGGGTTTCTGAGGGTGGTAAAAGACTATTTGAAGAAGCGTCATCACTGGCAAGATCACCTTACCCAGCATACGAAGATGCAAGAATAACATCATATACAGACCCAGTTACTGGAGCAACATCCAAACTATCCCCAGACGAATTAGCTGCTCAAAGACTTTTAAGAGACAATGCGACTGGATATCAAGACTACATAGATAGAGCCTCAGATATGGCTAGTGGTTTAGGTAAAGGCTTTCAAGGAATGTCTACAAGTGAGTTAATAGGTAGTCCATATCGTGGGGCATCAAGAGAAGAATTACTTGGTGGTGCATTGCCAACATATCAAGGTGCATCAAGAGCAGATTTGATAGGTAGCTCTCTTCCTGCATATGAAGGTGCAAGTCGTGAAGATTTATTAGGTAATTACACTGGTGCTACTAGAGAGCAATTAGTAGGCGATAGTATGTCGCCATTTACTATGGAAACTGCACAACCTTTCCTTGACATATATCAAGGTGCACAAGACGCCTCAGTGGCAGAGTTAGAAAGGCAAACTGCGAGAGCTAATGCCAGAAATAGAGCTTCAGCAGCTAGGTCTGGTGCTTTTGGTGGGTCAAGATTAGGAATACAAGAAGCCCTAACACAAAGTGAAGGAGCAAGAGGTTCTGCTGATTTAAGAGCACAGGCAGCAGCACAAGGGCTACAGTTTGCGGCAGGAAGGTATGACCAAGATAGGGCACAAGCTGAACGTGACAGACAAGCAAGGTTTGGAGCAGAAAACTTACTTCGTAGTCAATTTATGCAAGATAGAGAAGGTAGATTTACTGCAGAAAACCTAATGCGAAGCCAATACGAACAAGATAGAGCACAAGCAGAAAGAGATAGGTCAGCTAGATTTGGTGCTGAAGATGTTATGAGAGGTCGCTTTGAGCAAGACAGAGCACAGGCTGAAAGGGATAGAAGTGCACGTTTTGGTGCAGAAGACGTCATGCGTTCTAGATATGATGCAGAAAGGCAAGCTAGATTTGGGGCACAAGATGCAGCAAGATCAGCATTTGAGACTGAAGAAGCTAGTAGATTAAGAGCCACAGAAGCCTTGCAAGGTTTTGCACCACTTACACAAGCCCTAAGTGATCAGGCAGCAGCAGGTTTATTTACCTCTGGACAAGCTCAAAGAGAGCTAGACCAAAGAGCTTTAGATATGGCTTATGCAGATTATGTTGAGCAAAGGGAATATCCTTATGAACAAATAAACTACGCATTAGGCGTATTACAAGGAACACCTTACGACACTAGAAATATAAGCCTTACACAAGGTCAACAGTTCATTCAGTCACCAAGTATATATGGACAGACAATTGGTGGATTGGGTGCATTAGGAAGTGCTTACTTTATGTCACGAAATAGAGCAGGTGGATAAGTATGGCTCAAGTTCTTTTAAGACAAGAAGATATTGATAAGTTTACACCAAATGAAATCAACATATTTAAAAATACGTTGGGTGTAGATAATCTTACGCCAGGAGAATACAGCTATATACCTAAAGCTGGCGATTATAACACATTACTTCTAAAACAAAATATGAGCAATATTGACACAGCAACCCAACTTAAAAATCAAATGTTTGGTGCATCTGGCACAAACACACAAGCCCTTAGTGGTGGTGCTCTAAACAATATAACTGATTATATACCTCAAGCCCAAACTATAATGAACACATTATATGGCAAAACACCAGAGCAACAAGAAAGAGAAGACAGAATAAACACTGGACTTATGTTCCTCAACTTCTTTACTAAGATGGGAGCAGAGGCATCAAAGCCAGGTGCTACTGCATTTGGGGCAGCTAATATTGCTGGTGCAGATACTGCTAAATCATATATCGATAGAATTAATAAAGAAAGAGCAAGAAAGCTTAAAGAAAAGCAAGGTGTGGTAAGCCTAGCTACACAACTGTACGCTAAAGACAAGCCAACTGGTGCACCTAAAGACTATACTGTAGTAGACGCTAATTTTGTAAATAGAAGTCTAGGCACTAATTTTAAACAAGGTGATAAAGTTTCGCTAACTGCAAACGAATTTAATAAAGTGCCAAGAGGATCATTGGTAGGTTATGAAAAGGTAACGCCTAGAAAACAAGTGCCAATCTATGAAATTGGAACTGGTACAATAAAGATGGTCGAGGAGTTTGGTGATGAGTATAAAACTGAATTAGGCTCTGGAAAATTCTCAACTGAGAAGCCAGAAAAACCACAAACCTTTGAAGATGAATTTGGTGATAAAAGGTATCTAACAGGACCATTTGAAGGTCAAAAGGTTAGTGATGTACTAAAAGCAAAAAAGGCTGAAAACCAAGAAGACATTGACGACACAGAACTTGAAATAAAAGAAGAAGAAAAGCCAAAACTTAAAAGATTAAATAAAGTTGAGATGGGTTATGTTAAGCAATATAGATCAGAAATAGAAAAGCTAACAAAAGATTTTAGAGATATACAGTCTGGTTATCAAAAAATCAAAAAGTTTTATGATACAAAAGGACCGATTGGTGATTATGGTCTAGCAGTTCAATTTGCTAAATTAATAGATCCAGGAAGTGTTGCGAGAGAGGGCGAGGTAGCTGCAGTGCAAAAGGCTGGATCTTTACCTGATTCAGTAAAAGCAGCATTAATAAATGCCCTCAATGGAATGGGAGCACTACCACCTAGATTAAGAGCAGATATCTATAATAGATCAATAGAGATATTTAATACAGAAAGAACGAAAGCAGTAGACATAATTAATAAATTTAAAGGTTTATTAGCGTCTGATCTGCAAGATGACAAGCAAGGTGCAAGGCTTGATTTCTTTACTGTAGAGCCAGAAGTACCATTAGAAGATTTAATAGACATAAACAAAATAAAGGTAGAGACATTTGTTTTCGATGAGCAAAAAATAGAAAAGATGACTATACCACAATTAAGAGACATTCTTGTAAATCAAGATTTAAATTTACAACAATTAAAGTTCGTTAAAGATTTAGTAAAGAAAAAAAGGACATCTAATCAATGAGTGCAGAATTAGACGACTTAGATAAATTACTTGATACTCAAATAGCTCTGCAAGATTTAACATTCGCAGATAGAGCTAGGCTTATGGCACAAGGTGCTCTAATGAACTTTAGTGATGAGTTCTTTGCAATGGTTAGGTCTGCACTAGGTAGCGAAACCTATGACGAGGCATTAGGCGAAGAAAGAGAAGCTCTTAAAAAGGCACAAGAAAAAGAAGGCTCATTAAAATATGAAATAGGTGGGGCAATAGCACCCGCTCTAGCGTTAGCACCATTTACTGCAGGCACATCTATTCCAGCAACTGTTGGAAGATACGCCATAGGAACTGGTGGCAAACTTATGACACAAGGAGCTATACAAGGTGGTGTAAGTTCATTAGGAAGGCAAGAAGGTGACACAGACTATGTTGACGTTGGTCTTTCAACTGCAGGAGGTGCAGTAGCAAACCCACTACTACAAAAAGTTGGTGGTAAAATGATAGAAGGCATAGGTAAGATATCTGAGCCAATTATAAGAAGAATTAAAGGACAACTAGCAAAACCAGTAGAAGACGAATTAGCAAGAATAGCAAATTCTTCTGGAATGACTACAGATGAAATAATTGAGCAAATAGCAAGTGGTAAAACAATACCAGAACTCTCAGAGACCGCAGCAGCAGAAGTTAGGGGTTTTTATGTCGCTTCTGAAAAGAGTAAACCAATCATAGCTGAATCACTTGTTTCAAGAAAACAACAAGGCATGGAAGATGTTTTTGGTAATTTACAAAAAGACCTATCGCCCAACGAGCAAATTGGAAACGTATACAAATACATAACTGGCTCTATGAATGCTATCAAGAGTGGTGCTAGTGACAACTACAAACAAATTTATAATAAGTTTGGTAATTTCAGAAGTAACAATATTAACTTAGCAATTGAAGAAGCATTGCAAAAGCAACCACAACTAAGACCTAAAATAAGATCGTTGATGACTGCGTTAGGTAAGGGCACTCCCTTTGAAGTAAAAGATGGAGTTTTAAAATTAACTCAAGATGTAGACTTAGAAACTGCTGAAAATATCAGAGGATTACTACTTGAAAGAGCAAATAAACTTTATCAAAGTGGCGATGGTAGGTTAGGTGAGGTGGCAAGTTCTTTAGAAAAAAATCTCAGAGGTATAATAGATGAGGCAAGTCCAGAGCTTTCAGTAGCAAGAAATAACTGGGCTAGGATTATGAAAGCCAAAGAAAGTTTTGATGTTGGAAGATCAATCTTTACAAAACAAGCAGATGAGGCTGAGGTTATATTTGAAAGATTATTGGCTAGTGGTGATAGAGAAGCAATAGATAGTTTTAGAGCAGGCGTTGCTTCAGCCATAAGAGGCAAAAAACAAGGTGGCACATCTGTTAATTTTATCAATAAATTAGGTGATTTAAATACAAAAGAAAGTCTGATACTTCAAAAAATATACCCAGACGAAGCCTTAGATAATGTAATAGATAAAATTAATCTAGCAAAAGCTTCTATTATGGCACAAGGAAGAATTATGGGTGGTTCACCAACTGCAGAAACTACCAAAGCAACAAGTCGAGTTGGTACAGTTGATGACGCCTATGCATTAACTAGAGTTCTGGCGTCTGGTGGTACTGATATTGGAGCAGGGGTACAACTTCTTAAAAAATTTATACCTACAAAATCAAATCAATTAAATGATGAGCAAATGACACAAGTGGCTAGGCTTTTGATAAGCGAGGATAAAGACTTACTTAGAAATGCTCTTACTAACAATGAAGCAAGGCAACAACTTGTTCAAAAAATAAATGAACTTGCAGATAGGTTTGTAGCAGGATTAGCAAAGGCTGGCGTACAAGAAGCTAGTGATTTAACTGAAAACGCTTCAATAGTTACAGATGCATTAGCCACTGAAGAAAATGCAGAAGATCAGCAAGTTAATCAAGCTATAGAGCCAATCATCAAAGACCTAGATGAAGAAACTAAACAAAAGTTATTACAGGTAATTGGTGTTAGGTAAATGGTATGGTCGTTGCTGAAATACTTACAGGTATAGCACTAGTCAAAAAAAGTGTTGACTTCATAAAAGAAAATATATCCACAGTTCAAGATATTCAAGGCATAGCTAAACAAATCGATGGCTTTTTTCTAGGCGAAGAGCAGATGAATAAAGGTCAAGGTAAGGGCTTTAGCATTAAAGAGCAGTTTGGAATAGAATCAAGTGCAACAGATTTTATAGATAGAAAGCTTTTAGAAGAAAAACGTCATGAACTAAAAATGATAATTAACCTAAGATTTGGGCCGCAGGCATGGGATCAGATACTTGCAGAAAGAGCCAATAGAATAAATGAAGCTAAAGAAGCTCAAAGGAAAGCTAGACTTCAAGCCAAGAAAAGGCAAGATGAGCTATTAGAGACTGTAAAATGGGTAGGAATTATTTTTACATGTATAGGTGTTTTGTTAGGTGGTTTAGTAGTAGGCGTTAAAGTATTTGCTAAAGGTAACACCTATCAGTCTAAAAACACTCAATTTAAAGGACTAACTAAACAACAACAACTTAATCAAGGTATAATAACACCTCCTACAATGACCTTATGTAGACTTATGAAGCAGAAGGTTTATAAAGACAAAATGGCTTGTATTTATAGAGGAGCACAAAAAACATACGAAATGGAATTTACAGATATTCGAGTTGGATGCCCTAAGAGCTATAGATGTGTACTAAACCCTAATGGGAAAGAGCCTAGTATTAGCGATGTTATGGATAGCCTCAGATCAATAAAGGGTGAGTAGTGGCGTTATATTTAGGGTTATAGGATTTTCTATCTTTACCTATATATTCATGTGAATAACATATTCGTTCTTTTTCAAGCGTAAGATGTGCCCAACTTTTTCCTTTGGTGCTTTTCGATCTGTCTGCTAGATTGGTCGCTGTTGCTTTCCATATAGATGACTTTTCTCTATATAGCCCCATCCTCATGTGAGATGTCTTGCTAAAATATCTATAACCTTGCTCTATGTGTATGTCAGCTATAGCGTCAGAAAATCTAGTTCCAATACCCAATCCTTGAAAGTCTGGTATTATTACAGTTCTGCATTCCCTCCATTTTTTTCTTATGTCGCCTTCATATAAAGGTGGTATTTTGCCTGGCAAACTAATTGTAGCACTAAATCCAATAATATTGCCCTCCCATACAGCAAAGTAACATCTTGTGGATGCAGGTAAATCTTCACTAAGATAATGGTGTTTCTTAAATATATCCCATAGCTTTCTATCACCATGAATTATATCTACATTTATTTTAGGCTTCGTAAGTTTTGTAGATAGATATTTAGAATTGTCTTTATGATATTCAAATATCATTAGAACAAGCTTTGTTGTGGATCGTCAGGGCGATTATACTTGGGGTCATATGACTTATTGTTTTCGCCTATATATTCGTGAGAATAACAAATTCTATCTCTTTCTAAAGGTATAAGACGCTTCTTATGGTCATGTATGTCACTACTTCTGTCTTTTAAATTACTAGCACTAGCCCTCCATAGAGGTGACTTTTGTCTGTATTCACCCATTCTAATATGTGAGGTCTTAGAGTAATAACGTACATTCTTCTCTATCATCATATCTGCAATAGCGTCAGAAAGCCTTACACCTATCCCTAGCCCTTGAAAGTCTGGAAGGACTACTGTTCTAGCCTCACGCCACTTAAGACGCTTGTCGCCTTCGTAAAGAGGTGGTGTCCAACCAGGCAAAGACATGACTGAAGAAAACCCAATAATTCTATCGTTCCAAACTGCAAGATAGCAGTGTGCAGAAGCTGGAAGGTCTTCGCTTAGATAGTGATGCTTTTTAAATAGTTCCCAGTGGTTTCTGTTCCCCTTGACAATTTTAACTTTAATGGGTTGCCGAACTAACCCCCTTGATGCGAATCGCTTCACATCAGTGTTAAATACCCAATCTGGCTGCAGCCATTCTAAGATATCATCGTGACAAGTGGCTAGTACAATATTCTTAAGCCCTTTACGCTTTACATACTTATATAAAGATAATGAACATGACTTAGCTACATCTCTGTTTACAACTGAAGTAAACTCATCAATAACAATATCGTTACCTAAACGTCTAGCTAGGTCGCATCTAAAGCCTTCACCATTTGATAATACATGTCGAGGTTTAGCCCAAGTTGGAACAGTATTAAGACCAACTGCACCAAATCGCTCTATGGCGTCTTCTACGCTATCAAAATGAGATGCTATGGTTCTGTTGTTATCCCAAGTCAATTCCTCTTCTTTACCATACTGAGCAAGCATAGAGGATTTACCACTACCACTTGACCCATAAATAACGCCAATAGAAAAGTCCTCCTTGAAAGGCTCGAAATGAGGTAACTCAAACTCAGTGACCCCATCAAACTTATAATCAAAGTTTTTAAATATTTCTTTATCTATATCTGAAAGCTCCACCTCACTTCTTAATATAGTTTTTTTGTATCCATATAAATCTTCCATAACCTTCTCCTCAAAAGTAAAGGGAGCTTTCGCTCCCCTATTATTATGCATTTTCAAGTTGTTTCCACTTGTTACTATTAATCATAGACCTCACATCGTTTTGTCTACGTTGCTCGACTATATATTTATTTGTGCTATTAGCTTTTACGTCACCTAAGTGGGTAGACCAAGCAGTTGCTGACTGATAAGCACACCATAGAGAGCCTTTAGCACCATTTCTGCCATAATCACCCCTTCCATGAATTTGAGCCACCTCAGCCTCATATAAGCCCATTAAATGATATAGTTGCTTTTTATTAGTGTCTGACTGACCACTAGCAATTTTAATATCGTTAGCTTGGCTTTTTGCAATAGTAGATTTAAACAGATCGATAACTTGTTCATCCTCTACTTTAGTATCCCACCACTTGTTGAAAGTTTGAGCTTCATTAGTAATCGCACTTACTGCATTCTGTATCTTTTTGTTAGAGGCGTCTACGTTGAAATGAGTAGTATGTCTGTTAGCAGTATAAGCAATCTTTTGACCACTTACTAACGTATTAAAACATACATGGTTCATCCAACCAAAGAAAGACTGAAACTTCCATCTAGCGTTGTAACTATTTCTAGCTACAAACTTTAGTGATAAATCGTGGTCGCCAACTTTAGTGTTATGTGCAGGAAGCAATAATTCCATCTTAGCCATTGCACCATCTTCATAAGTGTCAACTTTGATTTCATGATCAGTAAAGTCTAGACCACCATTTTTCATTGATTCTATAGCTCCACCAAAAGCATCCATATGGTGTATAGGTTTATATCTAGAACCTACGATACCAAGAGGATCACCTTCTTGCTGACCATAGGCATTAAGGCGAACTACTTTTCTGCCCATATGTGAAGGGATACCTTGAATATCCCTCACATCAATTTTAAATGATACGTCTTGTAACGCTTCTTCCATTTTTGTATCTAACATTATGCTACTCCCGCTAGTTTAAATAATTTACTGTGTCTGTATTCAATATGGTAATGCCAAGCTAAATGGTCGCCACCATATTGAAAGTCAGGCTCTAACTCATCTGCTTCAAGTATCCATTTAATTGCAGTTCTGTAATTTTGAGCACCAAGCTTACAAACCCTTTTAATTCTTTCAGCAAGCATTGAAGCATTATCTTTTTTAGTTTGAATTTCTTCAGCTTGGTTTTTAACCATATCATCAATAAGGTTATCCCAAATAGCTTGCTTTGCATCTTGGTCTGAAATTTCCCAATAAAACCAAAATTTTTCACGAGGTCTAAAACCCCAAGCATCTTTATGTAAATCTGATACTAGTTCGTCTGAGTAAGTGTATTTAGTCATTTGTCTCTCCTAATTTTGTTGTTCGTTATTTTATTAATGTAATATATGTAGATACATAAATCAACCCCTAAAAAGAGTTTTTTTATATTTTATTTATAAATTCTAATTTTGCATATATTATCGAAGCTACTTTAACCATATTCTCTATGTGATTAAGGCTTTCTTCTTTAGACAAATTACCTTGATTTGTGTCTGATTTAAAATTTTGTAATAGCTTTCTGAGATGCAAAGCCTCATCTGAAGCTTCTTTAACAAGCAAGTTAGCCATATGGTATTTCCTTAATTAACATTTTATCTCTTATATAACTACCATGTTTATAACCTTGTTTATAATAATCAGAGAAAGTCTTTTCAGTATCTTGCTCTTCATTAATAATTGCATCATGAACGCCATCTTTGAAGTAAGCTAAATATCCTCTACGTTTATGGCGAATCACTTCATTTTCATTATTTCCATTAGTCATACAAAAAATCTCCTTGCATTGGGTCGTGTGTTAAAGGTTTGAAAGTTATATTTACTAGTTTATAAGTTCCTTTGAATTTGGATTGTATTGGTTTTGGGCTAGGCTTAAGAGCTTTTAGCTCCTCTACGTTTAACTGCATCTGTTTGTCATTATGAGTTATAATCAGACCACCCATCTTTATCGCTTTGTCTAGCTCATAATCTCTAATGCTAACGTATTTTCCTTGCCATAGTTTAGTTACTAATCTTTTATACATTTTACACCTTTCTATTAACCCAACATGTTTTCTCTTTTTTGTTTCTCATATTGAGTAACTTTTGCTTCTTTATCTTGTAGCTTTAATTTAGCCTCTAGGTTATCTAACTTTTCGTCTGACATATCGTGATAGTAACCATCATGACTTCTAAAAGAATCAATTAGATAGAGAAGATCACTTATTTCAAATTTATTTAACAAGTTTTTATTATGAGAGTTGGCGTATCTTATAATCTTTCTAGAATGATCAGAAATATGTGAAAAAATATCATGATCGTTTATATTCCTTGCCATTGTTTTTATAAAGGTTGCACTCCCTTTAATTAGCTCAGTTCTATAATTTTTCATTGATTAAACTCCAAAGTTAGTGTTGTAACAAACATTATCTATTAGGCACAAAAACCAAAATAAATAATAAAAGAAATACATGGTGGCTATAGCTGAAGCTATAACCCCCAATAATTTTAAGATACTAAGCAACATCGTTAAGACCTACGCCCTTCATGTGCTCCTCATAGTCAGCGTATGACATATTTTCTTTTTCAAAATTCTCTAAAATTTTATTCTTTTCAGTGATAGATTTTTTGATAGTTTTCACAGACATGGCTATGTAGTAGTTATCCTTGCCATATAGCGATTGATGAGATTTAAGGTTGTACTCTAATTTTTCCAAAACCTTTATATCGTGTAATAATTCGTTCATTTTATTCTCCTAATTTTGTTAATCGTTAATTATTTATTGCATAGGTAATTTAGTAAGTCAACCCAATAAAAGGGGTAATTAAACCCCTTATTTTAGTTTGTTGGAATAAGTTCACCTAAGTCAGAATAGTTGCCATTTACATGAACCTTATATTTTTTACCAAATCGACCTACTATTTGGACTATGTCGCCATGATTAAGTGGAAGCTCTTTAGAAAGTCTATCACCCTCAGCGTAGTCAGCTTCAGTGTAATGGGATTTGATGCAAGCACCAGTAGATAATATATAAAGCCTATCTTCTTTTTGGTCTTCCATAAGGTAACATTTTGCAGTTCCTCTGCAGTGATTTACATTAAAAGTTAACTCTTGGTGTTCACTCTTTCTATTAAGAATGTTGTCACCATGTTTGTCATAAATGCTTTCTACTTGTAAATATCTCATTTTAATCTCCATTTTGTTGTTCGTTATTTTTTTAATATAATTTTTGTAGATACAAATGTCAACCCTTAAGAAATGTTTTTTCATTATAGGGTAAGTAGGCTAGAAAGGAATTGGAGGAAACCACCTACTTACCCCTATCCACGCCCAGAGGTAGAGATCAGCGTGGAATTATAACTTTATTGATCTATAGTTAGCTGACATTGTTTGCCAAGCGTTAATTTTAGCCTCAGCAGCTATTCTCATAAATCTTAACTTCTCATCTCTTTCTATAGCAATTTGCATTGCTCGTAAATGTTTTGTGTACTCATCACTGGCATAAGCCTCTCTTTCTTGTGCAGAAACAGATATGTCCAAATGGTCTTTCATTATTAATGCCTTAAGTGATTTTCTGTACTCCTCCAAGTATATTCTTTCTGCTTTAGCTTTAGCAACTTCCGCTGCGGAGTCTCTTAAATAGTCTAATGCTTTTGATACTTCTTTTTCTGAAATTATTTGTTCGTTCATTTTTTAAATCTTTCTTGGTTATATGGCGAGATACTCCACCAATATGTAGCCTTATCCCTACCAAAATCTTCGTGCAAATCGTACTTGCCCCAAAAATTATCCTCATCACCTTGAGTGTCATGTAACTCAGCGTGATGATAATAACATAATGGTATTGCATTGTTGTCGCTTGATTTCATACCCATACCTCTTTTACCTTCATATGGCTTCAGAAGATGATGAGCTTGAACATTGCCCCTACACCAATCAGCAGCTATGCCATTCAGACAACATACTTGTTTAGCTACAAACATAAGGTGCTTTTTGTTTTTAATTTTAATAGATTTAGGTATTAGCATCTTAGAAGCCAATATCTTCTATATTGTTGTTATAAAGTACATTTTTCTCACTAGTTGGATCATTGTCTATGCTATCTTCATTATTAGTGAACTCCCTAGCTTTTAGACTAGTGTAGGCGTTCCCTGCCTCAGATACGTCTTTCCAAGCAGAAATAGTCATAGCACCACTATTCATGATTTTATTAACTACACCTTTAGCGTCTGGTGATTTATCAGTCTGTTTACTATCATTTGCCTTCAGAGTTCCTATAGCTCTGTAAAGCTCAACCATAGGCTGACCATCTTTATTTTTACGTTTTACACCAATAATTCTGTGCTCTTCACCCTCAAGGTTTAACTTGCCTTGTTGTACAATTTGCCAATCATCAGTGTTTTTATATAATATTCCAGAATTTGTATTATCCTTTTGCATTTTATTCTCCTTTAAAAAGTTTAATATATTGTTCACATTTCTTTATTATGGTTGTGGCGTTTTTTTTATGTTTTTCACCTAGCTCTTCAGCCCACAATTTAATATCTTGCAACTGAATTATAGTCGCAGAACAACAAGAGTGATTACCCTTTATCATGGTTATCGCTTTATTTAATTCACCTAGATAAGTTCCAAATGCTGATACAGATGAAGCAATATTTCCATCCTTATTAAACAAAACATACTTACGCTTAGGCATAATATTGTTTTCTTTTTTATCGATTATGTTTGATTCGCCACCTTTATTACCCGATGCCAAATTACCATCATCCTCAAAGTCAGCTTCTAAGTTCAGCATAGCTTGTATTTGATATCTTCTAAGATAAGTAATAGCTGAACCTACATCTTGGCTTTTAGCACTTTGATTGCCCAAAGTACTGCAAGAGGTAATAAACTGATTAGAAGGTAAATGAGTTATTGTAGTTGTAAGTACATTTTCCAAGGCGTTTGTGGTTTGCATAATCTGCACTTGATACACCACAGATAATTTATGTTTATGCAAGGCTGGCATACATGCATCAAATATATTATCTAATGTGCTATACATGTGTGGGTCACCCTTTTTATTTTTAAAGAAGGCGTTAACTCCACTTTTCTCTAAAGGCGAAAACTCTTGCCTTGCATCTTCTATAGCTTGCAAAACAAGATTAGTTTTTTCAGATTGGTAGTTCATTGTTAGTTACTCCAAATTTTGTTTGATTGTTGTTTCATATCTTCACTCCATCTCCAATCGTCATAGTTGGGATGTAGCATAGACGCTAGTTCAAAAGCATCATTACTAATACTTAAGAATTTTTGTAAGCCAAAGCAAATCTTAATTACTTCTTTAAATTTGTCTTTTGGGTTTTGTAATTTAAAAGATATAGCTTCTTTTTTGGTGACATAGTCACACCACATTTCTTTATCAGGGTAAGCGTGAGAATATACTGCTAATTGTCTTTGGTGTGCTTCAGTAAACTTTGATGGTCTTGCCCCAACTGTTTTTAAATCTCTAATGCTATTTTCATACATAAAATCTATATAACCTAGAAATGGTATAGGTAAGTCTTCGTGTTGAAAGTAGACCTTCTGTTGATAATGAGTAGGCGTACCAAAGTCCTCGTATGCTTCTGATGCAACATTATAGTAGCTTTCTAAAGAATTACGCTCTTTCTGTGCTTTGTCGTCTTCTATAGAAATATTATGCTCAATACACTCTGCATCAAATTTACCATACAAAAACTCATCCATAGCTTTTTGTGGATAGTCTTGTTTGTTCAGCTTCTTTTCCAAAGCATATTCTACTGCAGTTCCTCTGAATGCACCTACACCAAAAGAACCTTTCATACCACATAGATATGTACCTATAAAAAGGGCTGGGTCTGCCACCCACAAGTTAATCTTGCTAGGTGACAGATGATCTATGTTATGAGCCTCGAAGGGATTGTTGCTCTTCATTACGCTGACTTCTCAAAAAACTTTTCAATTTGATTTAGTCTAGCTTTAATAACTACAGTTGAGTTGCAGTCACTACAACATCTACCTTTAACCACAGGCAAAGCATTGTGACCATCTCTATATCCATTTACAATTTCGATATTGCCTTTACATATTTTGCACTTTCTTGCTCCATATGTACCTAAGTAACCTTTTGCCATCTTTTTCTCCTTGTTCGTTAATCGTTATGTGTGGGCTATATCAGTAGTCTGTTTCACTTCCTATAAGTTATGAAACTTATTTAAGTACCTCGAAGAGTTCGTCAATAACCCATAATTAATTTTGTACTCCCATAAAAAAGGTTTGTCAAACCCTTTTAAAAAGTTTTTTTAGTTTACATAAAATTAAATCTGTATTAGTGTAATTTTTTTATGGAGAAAATCTAATGCAATTAGGAGAATGGATTAGAAGGAATGGCTACAACTACAGAACCTTTGGTGAAGAAATAGGAGTGTCGTTTAGGAATATTGAAAAGTGGAGTAGGGGCGAAACTCTACCACGATTTAATAAAGCTAAACTTATTTTTGACTTTACTAATAATGAGGTTACTGGTCATGACTTTTACGAGAAACAAATACAACGCCATCAAGCAAACTTACAAGGGTGAGGTTTTTGATAGTAAGCGTGAGCTTAAGAGGTTTGTTGAGTTAGAATACCTTCTTAGAGCCAAAGAAATATCAGATTTGGAAATACATCCAAAGTTTGATCTGATGTGTAATGGCGTAAAGATAGGTAGGTATACTGCAGACTTTCGCTATAAAAAAGATGGTGAAGTGGTTGTGGAGGATGTAAAGTCTAAAGCCACTAAGACAAGGGATTATATGCTGAGGAAGAAAATTCTAGCTACATACAATCCACCAATATTGATAACAGAAGTTTTGAGGTAGAGAACTTATATGTCATGGTCAGCGTTGAAATGGGCGTCAGAAGTTAAGGTAGGTAATAGCACTGACAAGCTTATATTAATAATATTAGCTAACTTTACTGATGCTGATAACACTTGCTATCCTTCACATAAGAAGATTGCAGAGCTATGTGAATGTAGTACAGATACAGTTATTAGGTCACTTAAGCGTTTGAAAGAGCTGAGCTTTATTGATATTGAGAAAAGATTTCAGCTAACTGAAAACAACAATCACAGACAAACTAGTAACATATATAAATTGAATTTAGATACCCAGTCGCAAAATGCCACCCCACCCCCTATGCAAAATGCGACACCAATAACCTATCATAATAAAAAAGAATATAGTAAGGAATTTGAATTGTTTTGGAAAGAGTATCCAAACAGACCTAATGACAATAAGTTTGGAGCTTCACAAAAGTTCCAAATAACTATGAAGAATAAAGAAATTACTTTTGAAAACTTAATAAATAAGACAAGATCATTTGCTAAGTCGCAGGCAGGGAAAGATGATCGATTTATCCCACACGCCAAGACTTGGTTATCGCAAAAGCGATTTAATGATGTAGAGCAACCTAAACAACGAAAAACAAACTTAAACTTATTAGTAGGATAAACAAATGATGAAGAACGAAAAAACACTAGCAGAAAAAGCAATGGAACAAGGAATACACTTAAATAGCTATGGGGTAGGCGACTACAGAACTAGATGTCCAGAATGCTCGCCAGGTAGAAGAAAGAAGCATGACCCTTGCTTATCAGTTACAGTAACATACGAATCAATATTGTGGATGTGTCACCATTGCGATTGGACTGGAGGAGTTAAGGAAAATACTAATCTTCCAATAAGACAAGTAAGATATACTAAAATTGTTGAAGAAGAGCCAAAAGAAGTAGCACCACCAATACCAATTCTATCAAATGCGAATCACAATTTGTCAGAAGGTTCTTTGATTTGGTTAGGAAACAGAAAGATATCAAAAGCAACAGCAGAAGCTTTTAAGCTATTTACTAAAGATCAGAAGCTATGTTTCCCATATTATTTAGAAGGAGATATTGTAAATATAAAAAGCAGAACAAAAGACAAAAGGTTTCTGCAAGAGAAAAATGCCACTAAGTGTTTGTATAATATAGATATGTTAAGGACACATTGGGAAGAAACTGGGCTCAAGTCTGTTATATTTGTAGAAGGTGAAATGGATGTATTAGCATTACATGAAGCTGGTTTTAGAAATGTTGTAAGCTTACCAGATGGAGCACCTCAAGCAGCGAAATTTAAATCTGATGATAAAAGGTTTATGGCGTTTGATCATTCTAAATGGATTTTTGATGCTGACGAAGTAATCGTAGCCACAGATGCTGATGAAAATGGCAAGGCGTTGAGATTGGAGATTATACATAGATTTGGTAAAGACATTTGTAAGGTTGTCAATTTCCCTCGTGAAGATGATTGGCAATGTAAAGATGCCAATGAATGTTTAATTAAATATGATAAACAAGTATTAAGAGAATGTATACAGTATGCTGAAGAGTTTCCAGTACAAGGGTTACATGGCGTTAAAGAGTATCATGATAGTGTGCAGAATATCTATGATGGTAATGAGCAGAAAGCTTTTAGCACTGGATTCAAAGAGTTAGATAAAATATATAAGATTATGCCAAGTACATTTAACCTAATAACTGGCATACCAAATCATGGTAAAAGTAACTTTCTAGATCAGTTGTTATTAAATTTAGCTGAAAGAGAGAATTGGAACTTTGCTATATTCAGCCCAGAACACTCAACACCAAATCATATTAGGCGTTTGCTTGAAAAGCGATGTAGGAAGCCTTTTGACATAGGTTTACATGCTAGGCTCACACAAGATGAACTAAATGGTGGGATAGAGTTCTTGGACAATCATTTTAAGTTTATAGAGAATACAGAAGAAATCCCAGACATAGAGTTTATATTAAGTAAGGCGAAGGTAGCTAAGCAAAGGTTTGGTATTAAGGGATTAGTTATAGACCCATTTAATCAGATTAGCCCTAACAGAGATTATGCTAAGAGAGAAGACGAGCATATAAGGGATATAATTGCTAAATGTCAGCAGTTTGCTAGAAACCATCAAATAGTGGTTTGGATGGTAGCTCACCCTCACAAGCTGCAGCGGAATGATAGTGGAGTAGTTCCTCCACCAGACTTATATCAAGTGAGTGGTTCTGCACATTGGGCAAACATGAGTGATGCTGCTTTAGTGGTGCATAGAGACTTTGAGGATAATACAACTAAGATAATTACAAGAAAGATTAGAGAGCAAGGTATCTATGGTCACATAGGGCAAGCATTCTTTTCGTTCAGTAATGAGAAAAAGGTATATGAAGAGGTTAGTGAATATGAATATGAATAAGAGGGTTAAGTCATGAATTGTTGGTGGTGTGAAACAAGTTTGATATGGGGTGGCGACCATGACATAGAAGAAGAAACAGATGAGTACTCTATCGTTACAAACTTAACATGTCCTAAGTGTGATTGTTATGTAGAAGTATATCTTCCAAAGGAGAATGTAAATGCTAGTAAGCGATATCACTGAAGAAGAGCAAAAAATATTAGATAAAAAATATGAAGATGCTATGATGACCTTAAAGAATATGGACTTAAAACTATACAAAAGGCTAAGAGCTAATGAAAAAGTAGGCTTTGAAAAAAATGTAGATATAATTTTGAATGAAGATGAACAATTTGAAATGAGTTTATAATGGCTAAAAAGATAGTTAAGAAAAA